ACATACAGGGCACTTGATATTGTAACTGCCAAGACCATCATGCATTACACCCATTATGTCAGTTGCATCGCATTCTCTTTTCTCGAACTCAAATATCGAACCGCATTTATCGCAGGTTAATCTTTTGGTCGGTGCTACTAATTTGTGTCGTTTTATAATTTTCATCCAAGATTCACCACAATTCTATTGATTTCCCCACATTTTGGGCATTTGATTTCAGCCTGTCCGTTGAATTTGCCTAAAAGTCGGTTGCATTTGCTACAACGATGTTCGGACAGTTTTACATAAAAACATTTTTTCAAAGTTTCCTCGTCTTCCTTTGTATCTGCCACAACAATCGGGTCTTCTCCGAGTGTTGTACATTCAATTTTTATATTTTCAATATTCCCGATGTTTTTATGTGTGACCTGTCGAAACACATCACGTTCTATATTTTCAATTACTGCTGTCATGCTCATTTTTCCACCAACTTTCATATCAAACCAAGAATATACAATATCCCAAGTTCCGATTCTTGCTCTGCGCATTCTCTGACATGAACCAAAATTTCCTTTAGTTGTTCATTATCTTTTTCTTTCATTCTATTTTTGTCAATTATTTCATCGATGCAGTAATATAAACAATTCCCATATCCAACACCTAAACGACTTCCATAAAATGATTTTCCAACAATATCATAATTTTCAGTTTTTAAAATATCGTGCTGATAATCTAAATCGCACCACTTTTTATTATCTTCCAGTTTCTTTTGAAGATATTTTAAGAAATCTACTACTCTTTCTTCTCTATCACTGATGTATAATATCGTGTCTTTCATTTTATTTCACAATCCTTCTGCTTTCTTCCATCACTTTACAGTTCCTTGCAAAATCTCTTTCAATAAAACTTTGCGGTATCCTTCCAAATTTTTCCAAAGCGTATTTTTCTACCGCTTCTTTGGAAACATCTATACTAAAATTTCGTAATGCTTCTGTTTGCGGTTGATAATCTGATAAAATTTTATTCATTCTTCATCCACTCTTCAAACTCTTTCCGGCATTTAGGGCATAAATGAAATTCTTTGTATCCAACATCGTGTATTTCTTTAATTTGAACTCCTGTACGCGATGGTGATACAAGTTCAGTATTAGCAACATACCCTGCTACATTTGCAAATTTCATACTATATTCTGCTGATGTAATCAATTTCCTTGTAAAAAAAGTTCTTCTTTGCGGCATCATTTCTATTTCAGATTCACACCGGTCACAGGTGTACCATTCTTTTTCATGTCTCATGTTGCACCTCGCTTAATATCCGCCATTATTCTCAATAAGCCATTCTTTCAATGCAACGTGTGCTTTTGCGAAGCATAATTCCATGTCCGTATCATTTTCATGTACGAGAATCGCATCATCACCATCTCTTCTACACTCAGGATAGTCGTTTGCGCATCCTCGTTTGTAAATATAGATTCCCCAGTCACATATCTTGCTATATGTTATTTCAAGATGCATCGGAAAATCTTGTGTCTTTTCGTCAAAAAACTTTAAGAACTCATTCATCCTCATATCCTCCGTAACCCATGCAGACGGAATCGAACCGCCGACACACATCCTATGCGGATGCCGCTCTTCCACTGGAGCTATGCATGGAAATTGCACCGTAAAAACCTTTTATGGCTTGCGCTTGCCATAACCAAATGTGCACCGCCTACTTGTCACTGACTATCCACAATCTCACAGTCTTGTCTGTTCTCTACTTCATAGGCTTGGTTTTCGCTAAACATATGTGGCTTACGTTTTAGCTAGGGAATAGTTGCACGGAGAGTCGAACTCCGTCAGACAAAACCATGCCAATGCATTTCAAATCTGCAAATTCTAATTTGCAAAGAGTTTTCTGTTCCCGGTAATACAACTACTATCCATACATCTCCCATCGACCGGAACTATTGCAGTAGTACCAGACTAAGTGGAGATAAGGATAAACACGCCAGGAAAGCATCGAACTTTCGTTAGAGGTTTTGGAGACCTCTTTCTGACCAACAGACAGACGTATATAAAGTTTTCACGATTTTTTGAAACTTGAAACGGTCAAACTTTTTCATTGCTTTCCAAAACAAGAGGATTTGCCATTATCTCAACAAAGCTACTTACTAGTATTTTCACTTCTCAATAATGACTGCTGGTCGAATCCTTCATCGACGCACGCAGATACAAGGACTTGAACCTTGACAGCATTTCTGCTGGATAGCTTAGCAAGCTACTGTGTTACCATTACACCATATCTGCAAGGGGAGGTTTTTTACTTGGTTTTCCTCTGCCCAAGGATCTTTTAGTCAGCCGCAAGCGGCTCTATCAAGTTCCCATGAGATAAACATTAACCGGTGTATTTATCCCCTATGCTTCTGTAATGAGCATACTCGGAGTGTACTTGCAACAACACCTATTGGGATGATGGGACTCGAACCCATGACATACTGTGTATAAGACAGCCGCTCTCGCCAACTGCGCTACATCCCAGTGATCGGTACGAGATTCGAACTCGCGTTACCACCGTGAAAGGGTGGTGTCTTACCACTTGACTAACCGATCATGTGCGTTTCCATAAGCTGTATGCCTACATTTAAGGCGCTGACGCAGCGCAACACTTATGGCTATTTTTATTTTCGCAGGGCATCCGCCAGTTACCTGCTAGTCGGTTGCGATCCGACATCGTGGGGAAAGAAGGAGTCGAACCTTCGGTGTTTCTAATGTCACGGTTTTACAGACCGCTGCAATCGCCACTATGCATATTTCCCCAAAACCTGTGCCGTATAACCACAGATGAACTTCTGGCATATCTATCTGCTACCTACCGACTATTGCAATCACGGTATCGTCTTATCACCGCAGATAAAGTTTTCACCGCTATATAGTTGCAAGGCTTCAAGCGGTTACGTGGAATATAGGTGGGTGAGGATTTGAACCTCACAAAATCAGTTTCTGAAAAGGTGTTGTTGCTGACTACGGATGATCGCCCGCCTGTCACTCGGCAATACTCTTACTGATTGGCTTCTTTGCCTTCAATACCATTCTGCCACCACCTACGCCCATCTTATGACTGCAAGGGCTGTGCAGTATCTCTGTTGAGCCACATACTCTTCTAAACTGTTGTATGGTACAAAACAGATGCAGATTAAACCCACAACGGTATTCTTCAAAAACCGGGCTGTCATAAACCGGTTAAACCCTCACGAGCCTTGCGACGGCTCTTAACAGCATTCCGCTATGAGGTGAAAGGAGTCTTCCATGTAGATGGAATATTCGCAGATGGCAAAGACCGAAAGAAGAAAACATCTGCGAAACAGGACTACCAGGATTCGGACCTGGGAATGCAGCAGTCAAAGTGCTGTGCCTTACCGCTTGGCGATAGTCCTAAACTCCGGGAGAGAGACCATCTGCTCCCGGATTATTTTTTCGTGAAACACCCTATATTGCTTAATTGTCACGCCTGCGCACGGTACTTTAAAAAACTTGTTGTTGTCGAACGCATTATTCCATTTTTCGTTTCCCGCACACAGGCTGCATACACTCTTGATGCCTTGATTTCTCTGCCACATATCCAATGCCAACACAACACAAGATATTTGGCAATAATAATGGCTTTATGAATTTAACCCATTCAACATTGTGATATGGGATAATTCGCATAATCTCCGGTAACCACATAGGCTATACCCACATAAAAGTTATTCCAAATGCAAGAAACATTGCAGTTGCAAAGAAGAATACTCCGTCTGATGCAGTTTTATGCTTTGGAGCATATAATGCACTTGCTATTGCGAAAAACGCCATTACTGCAGTTGTCACAATTTTCAAAATTATGAATAAAATCATGTTAACTCTACCTCCCACACAAAATAATTTGCTATCAGCAATATCAGTCCGAATGCAATGCACAGAACTCTTGAAATTGTATCTGTGCCGGAATCCCGTGCAATCTGGAAATTACTTCCGCAAAGAGTAAGTAATGCTGTTGAAGAACATACTTTTAAGAATTTTCTGATTATCTTTTTCATTTTTTCTTCGTCCTTCCTTCAATTTCATCGATCATTGCCATTACCAGTGCTTTAGCAAACTGACTATTGTTATGCATTTTAATCAGCAGATTGCCCTGCCGGATAAGATACGACCAGTCATCATCCGTTTTCGGATTAGCGCACTCTTTATGGATTTTCCAAACCTCTGTGTAGATTTCTTTAATCTCCGGTGGCAATTCACATTTCTCCTTAACTGGCAAATCTTCTTTAGGCTCTTTATCAAGCCTGCTCTTTTGGTGCTTCATCTGACAGATAACCATTTCTGTAACGTTCTCACGGTCTCTTTTGATTCCGTGACCTTTCAGAAATAATTCGCATTGCAGAACTTCACCACATTTTGAACATTCGTCTTTTATCTCTTTCCCAAATATCTGCATACGCTTAATCCTTGCTTGTGACTACTGCTCTTAAAAATACTCCGATGATGAACAGGATATATACCCATGCAGGAGCTTGCAATTGAAACAGTATCCATGCTAAAACTATGTAAATGAAAATCATGTGGTACACCTCCTAAAGGGCTTTTTTATTTTTGAGGAAATTTGAGGTACTAAGTAGTGGCTGTTCGCTGGTCCTGTCAGACCCCCTCCCCCGTTGCCATCAACGCATTTCAACTATGCGCAAAATTCGCGCTTCGCGCAGTCTTTATTGACACATCCTTAACTATCCCATATTCCCGCGCGTTTCCATACTTGTTGCTACTCATTCGCATCTATGTTACTATCGTCATACGCTCCGGAATCGGTCAACATTGATGTATTTTGTCCATTTGTGCCGCCTAACTGTGGCAGATCAGAAGCAGTTAACGCTTGCTTGTAGTTCTGCTGCTCTCTCGATACTCCCGGAAGGTTCCAACCGTAGTGACGATTTAGGATTGCCAGGATTCCAACAGGGTTACGCTTTGCCGTGGCAAGTTTTGCGCTTAAAGACTCTTCACGAAAATCCGATATCTTTTTACCGATGTCAGAACACGATGGACTTAATTTAGTGCCCTCATCTCTCCAAGTAGCTATAGTATATCTGTCTATACCTGTTAATAAACTAAATCCTATAGCCGATACCTCTTTATCATACATCATACACATATATATATAATAATCACATATACGATTAACCAAATCATAGTTATAAGCGTTATAGTTACTTACTCCACCTGTAAATGATCCAGTAGTATTCACAAGTGATTTAGACTTAAGACAATCAGGTTCATTAAATGCATGGCGTTTAATATACATAAGGGCGGCATTCCATACGCTTTGAGACTCTTGTCTAATATCCTTTATTTTCTGATCTCTGCAGAACTGGGAGAGGTATAATTCCATGTCATTCTCATATACCTGGGATGTTTCTGTATTTTCGACTTTTTCCATTCCTGCACCTCCTAAAATCTGCAATAAAAAAATCACTAAGCATCACTTAATAAACCTATGTCTTTTGATCTCCTCCACAGATCAGGCAAAAACATAAATTTATAAAAGTGACAAGCTAGTGACTTCTTGTCGTTTCCGGTCTGTCGGCTCCGGTGGTCTTGGTTACAATCTGGGCGGCTGCGTATCCAAAGGGGGTTGGATTTACACCGCTGTCACTCGCACCGTGTTAACGTCGGCTCCCTAACTGCTTTTATCATAACACAAGACCTATTTATAAATCCACAACAACCTTTTACGTATTTGACAATTTGTTATTGTGGTATGTCTGCCGGTGATCCTGCGCAAATAAAAAACATGTGTTTAAAAAAAATCATCCGTGTAAATTTGGCAAATAGGATTTTTTAACAGACAGACAGGTAATTTTTGCAGATGGGTGTGTGGTGGCAGCCGGACAGCTCTAGTATTTATATATACTTGGTATATCATTGTCTTTCTGCTCTTATTTACTTTTATTTTATTTAATCTCCTTTTATTTAATCTAATCTATATTAATCTGCGTCTACAATTTGTCTACAATTTGTCTACAAAATTTAGCACGTTAAAATGCCGCAGTGAAAATAGATCAAGAAAAGCAGGCTGTTGCACCTGCTTAATTCCTGTTTATGCTGTTGCTCTTTCTGTTCTTCTTATCCGTTCCGCTCTCGCTGTGATCCGGTCAATTAACGCCCTGTCACCGTATGCGGTCTTGCTGGCTAATAACTCCGGGTCTGTCATGTTCTCCAGTGCTTGGAGCGTTTCCGCTTGCACCGTCTCCAGTGCCTGGAGTTCTGCCAGGTTAAATTCTTTCAGCCGTTCGGATTCCGTTGTTTCCAGTTGATCCCGGTAGTACCGGAAGAACTGCCGGACGTTTGAGCGGATCCGGGCGGCTTTCTTTGCTGTGATCTGCTCCGGTGTTCCTTTCATGTCGTTTGCTCCTTTCGTTTGTTTGTATCTTGATTATATATCATGCTATATAACATGTCAATAGATTATTGCAATTATTTATTGATATTTTTTAAAAATTCCTCAGCTTCTACAACTTGCGGTTGTTCCGATGCTTTTCGTTCTGCTCTCCTTTGCTCCTGGAGCTGGTGAAGTCTTTCGTTTGCTTGCATCAATGCAACTTTCTCCTCTACCTCTGTACGCTCTGTATTTTCCTTTTCTACGGTCTTTTCCGGCTCTTGCGGTAACTTCTCCGTTTGGCTGTCCAAAGTGTCTAAATAAGCCAATACCGCCGATACAGCTATATCATTTATATTTATGTCTAATTCTGCTGCTCTGTCCTTTGTGCCTTTTGGTAATCTGATTTGTACAAGATCAAATTTACTGCGGTAATTGTTAATTGCTTTGCGTGTGTAATCTGCTGTCCTTGCCATCTGCAAAACCTCCTTTAATAAATTGTTTTATCATATTATATAACACTTTATATATAAATGCAATATAATTGTATATATATATCATGTCATATAAATTTTATATAAATATTTATAGAAAAGTGTTGACACATGCTATATATCATGATATAGTTATCTCAACAAATAAATAAAGCCGGTGACACCTACCAAGTGAACACCGGCACCCAAAAAGAAAGGTAGCTATATTATAGCACAGGTAAAAAGAAATGAGAAGAACAAACAGCAAGGAAGTTAAGGCAGCAGTTAAAAATTATTTAGTAGAGGTTGCACAGAGCGAAGAGCTTAACACAATTAAGGACATTAAGGAAAAGTTTATAAGTGAATACGGCTGGGCGATTGCAAGACTTGGAGAGCGTAACGCTTGCATAGAATGGTTAAGAGGTTTAGGCGTCGGCGTTGATTATAGTTATTATGACATCATCCAGCTTATGGCTGAATGGTTAGACGAAAGCACAGAAGAAGCCGAAAAGTGGCTTGACAAGCGCGGCGATAGACTTTACTGGGATTTATTAGCAAGGGAGATTTTAGCAAGCAAATAATCGGCAAGGTTGGTTTTCACCGGGGTTCGATTCCCCGGCTTGCCTTTACCCGGAAACGGAAAAAATTGAAAATGCGGAGGAACGAGAAAATGAAAATTATAGAAAAATCGAAAATGCCTGACGGTACAAAGATACAACTAGAGGATTGGCACGATAAAAACACAAAAGATTATATGGATTTATATGGCTATGAGATAGGTGCATATCCAGTTGCTAAAAATTCCGGTTGTTGTGGATGGGTAAAATCCGGGGAAAAATTTAGGATATCAATTAGTTATAATAAATATGCAAATTATACTGATGAAATGGTGTTGAGTGATTTTGAATCGTTAAAAAATGGAGAAAAAACATTATCAGATTTAAAAGATCATTTTTTTAATAACTTTAAAGATCAATTTTATTTAGGAATTATAGATTTTGAACCTTGACAGCCATTGCAGAGGATGCCAGCCGGGAGCGATGCCCGGCAATGGCTTTATGGGTGGATCACACCCAAAAATTGAAAAAGGAGGTTGCCAGGATGAAAGAAAAGAACCTTGAAAGACTTTACAAGCTGTTAGAGCGTGCGGACCGAGAGAACTACACGGAGACAGCCGCCGCCCTGCGGTGGGCGATTTTTGAACTTGAAAACAGATAAAAGACGGCTTACAACCGTCTTTTTGTCGTGTTCCGTTGGATCTGCTGCCGGCTTGGCGGTCTATTTGTGCTACTCTTCCACCGGGTCCGGTCAGATCCTGCACCCTAATATATTGACGGCTTGCGCTGTCTTGGTGTACAATCAAATATTACAAGGGGGATTTTCCAAAATGCGAAAAGTTGGAATCGGTCATGTTTATGACATCATGGAGAGCGTAGCGGATGCCGGGGAACGGTTGGAAACCGTCATGCGTGTTGAGACTGCCGCCGGTGGTATGTCTCCGGAATCTGCGGAGCTGCTGCGGTCTGCGTATGATTCTATGCTTTCGGCAGTCGGAGACCTTGCGAAAGCTGCGACACGTTGACCGGTTCAAGACTCGCACCGCAGAAGTGTGCAGATGTTCCACACTTTGAAACGGTCTGAAAAAATCAGAGAAAAACCTCTGAAAACGGATTTTCCAGCTTGAAAAGTGCTACCCTGGGGGGATTGAAAATTTTTAGCACGAAAATTGTAGAAAAATTTTTCTTTCAAAAACCTCTGAAAACGAGATTTTCGGTTGAAAATGCAGACCTACGGGGGTATCAAAAGAAACACATTAAAATTTTTTCAATACTTCACATCTATTTATCGACAGAATACCACAAATGTGTTAAAATTTTATAAAATTCAAAATGAAAGGGGTAATTACTCTATGAAACAAAGTGGTTTAGGAATTGCTTCGATGATTTTAGGAATCATCAGTATTTTGACAGCTTGTATAGCTTTCGGAATTGTGCCGGGAATTATAGGTGCTGTTCTTGCTATCATTGCACTATGTCAGAAAGACAAGAAACACGGCACTGCTATCGCAGGACTGACTTGCTCTATTATCGGAATTATTATTTTTGCCATTATGGCATTGTTTGTAAATAGTGTATCCGATAGTAACAAGGAATCTACCGGCACACAAGCATCAGTTTCTGCAACAGCGGAAAGTTCTGCCGCAGTATCAGAAATCACACCGGAATCTAAAGTTGAAGAAGCGGAAGTACCTAGTGGTACTGTTATTTCTCCCGGTTACACATTCGATGCGGACGGCTTGCAAGTTACAATAAATGATTTTGACCTTGACTACACTGATTATGAGGATGAATACGGTTGGAACGCTCCTGCTGATGGAACAAAATACATTATGATTGATGTTTCCTATCAGAACAACAGTAAAGATGATAAGTATGTAAGCATCTACGATTTCCAGTGCTACGCAGACGATACAGATTGTGAACAAAATTACAGTGTTGTTGATAGTTCTTCGTTGAATGCAAATCTTTCAAGTGGCAGAAAAACATCTTACAAGATTGCATTTGTAGTTCCGCAGGATGCGCAGAGCATTGAACTGGAATATGAAACAAGCATTTGGACTGGAAACAAAGAAGTACTCAAATTACAATAGAATATAGGATTTTAAGGGCATCCGCAAGGGTGCTCTTATTTTTTATGTTGCGAACCCATGTTCTGCATGATATAATATGTGTCAGTTAGGAAGTCTTGCATCATGTCCGGTGAGTGAAAGCTGCTTAAACAGCATAGATTGCAACCAAGACCCGGAATAAAGACAGACCAAAAAAAGATTGGAAGTTCGCTACTCCAACAGTAACAGGGGTAGTGGGCTTATTTTTATGCTCTTCTGCCCCATGACAATGTATTTGTTGGAGGTAGAAAATGTTAGTTGAAATCAAAACATTAAACAAAGAAGAAGTAACCGTTGTAACAAGCCTTGATGTTGCGGAAACGTTTGGAAAAGAGCATAAACGTGTTATGCAGGACATAAGAGAACTTGATTGTAGTGAAGAATTTAGAGAGCACAATTTCGTGCCTATCTCTTATACAGATAGTATTAACAGGAAAAAACCTATGTTTGTTATGACAAGAGACGGATTTACTCTTCTTGCTATGGGATACACTGGTGAAAAAGCAATGCAGTTCAAGGAAGCCTACATACGGCAGTTTAACGCTATGGAAAAGGCTCTTATCGGCAAAATACGGGAACGTGAAAAAGGAATTGGTGTCCGCAGGGTACTTACGGATAGTTTGCAGAGGACTTCCGAAAACGAACGGATGCACGGTCATGCATACTCTACCTACACCGATTTGATTTATAAATCAGTATTCGGAAAAACCGCAAAGCAATTACGGCTTGACCTTAATATTGGCAACAAAGAAAACATCCGGGATTATCTGACTGAGGAAGAACTACTGTTAGTTCAGAATGCAGAAATGCTTGTAAGTTCACTGGTTGGATACGGTTGGGGATACGGAGAAATTAAGGAATTTTTGGAAAATAAGTCGGTGAATAAACTGGTCGGATGATAGACTCCCTAGATTCAATCTAGTGCATTTTTATTTTTTGAAAAAATGCTTGACTTGTATCTCGAAACATTATATAATGTATCTCGAAACAAGGAGGTGATACCCATAGCACCTAAAAGCAGAGCCGATTACTTCAAAGAGCGAAGAAAGAAAACAAAAAATTTTAGTGTTGAAATCGAAAAGGAAAAGTTTGAGAAGTTAGAGGAAAAACTTTCCCAAAAAGGATTGACTAAAACGAAATGGTTTAACGAAAAAGTTGATGAAGAAATCGGAAACTAAAAAAGAAGGAGCAGCCATACCCGCAAAGTAACCGGCTGCTCCTTTACCCCAAAAGGATTATGTAAATTATAGCACTGCATCTTCCTTTTGGCAAATTATTTTTGATTAAATGGAGGAGCTGAAAATGAGAGAAGAACTTATCAAAAAAATTATCTGTAACCTTGAAAATACCAGCATTCATTTCCTCAAATGCATATTGGCATATACAAATATACTTTGTGATAGATAAAAAGAAAGGAAAAATAATATGGAAAATATTGTAAACGTTGAAGGAACAGAGTTAGATGTCAGAGAATACAATGGTCAGATGGTTGTTACTTTTGACGATATCGACCTTGTTCATAAAAGACCAAGTGGCACGGCTAGAAAAGCGTTTAATAGAAACAAAAAGCGCTTTATAAATGGCGTTGATTATATTGTTTTGGAAAAAGAAAATTCTAATGTCCACCGGGTGGACATTAGAAATATTGATATTCCAAACAGAGGTATTACTGTATTCACCGAAAGCGGATACCTTATGCTTGTAAAGCCATTTAAGGATGATTTATCATGGAAAGTTCAGAGGAGCCTTGTCAATGCTTATTTTGCATTAAGAAATCAACATCCAGCACCTACTTCCACCACAGCAATCGAGGAAAAGCCGACATTAGAGTTTGAAACAGACTGGTTCTGCATCAACCGTGGCAAAATAAATTACATCTGCCGTTGTTACGAAATTACATCAAATGAATATATGCACCACTTACTTGAAGTCTTGGGAAGAACGTATAATTTTGATGAAGCAAAGAGAATTTACAGCGCAACGACAGGAAACTGGAAATGCAGAAATTCCGAAGTAATCACATACTTCCCACAGCTTTCAGACCTTGCATCTAAAATTCTTCAGAAAGACTTAGAGGACTGTGCAAAAGAAGAGACCCCATAACAGGGGTCTTTTCTATGCCATTATTTCCATGTATCCGCTTATCAGTTCATCAGCCAGCGCAAATACTTCTCTTCCGTAGGTAGCCAAAAAGTCGGCAACAATCTCTTCTGTCTGAATGTCCATAGTCAGATTGTAGGATAAGCAGAACGCATGGCACAATTCATGGCACAGCACACGGTCATAGAAATTACCGTGAATCATGTCTGATATGTAAATATCTCTTGTGTTCCGGTCTGTCATTCCAAACGTATATGTACCGTCAGAACGCATCAGCATAGGACTGTGACTTCCTACAAGGCTTAAATTCCAGTCCATTCCATTTATCGTGAACAACTTATCACCTCCAAAATAAAAGGGGCTAAATAAGCCCCTTAAGTGTTTTAACCGATTTTTGTTACCAGTGCAGACAGCTTATTCCGCAGTACCGTCTTTTCTTCCGGTGTTGCATCGTTGATGATCTCCGTCATGTCGTTTGCAAGTTCGGTCATGTATGTGTTCAGGTCACGGACTTTTGCTTCTTTGTCCTGCTGTGTATTCGCCTTATGCAGTTCCTTATTTTCCATATAGGTTCTGCGGCTCATTCCACTTCTGCCCTCTCTTGCATCACGCATACCGGATGAAGAAGTTTCCGTGTAGTACATACGCCCCATGTCTCTGTCCATGTCACGGTGATACATTTCCGGGGTCATATGGTAATAGGGTGGCTCTTCATACCCTCTGCGGTAGGTTCCACGACCTTTAGGTGCAAATCTGCCGTCAGCATAGCGGTAATGGTCATAGAACCGTCTGCCACCGTCACCGTAACGATCAAACATTTCCACGACTTCTTCCGGATCATATTCCTGCATGGTTTTTGTCAGCTCACGGTAGTACATTGCTTCGGATAAGTCTTTCATCATGTCGATGACCTTTCCCATTTCGCAAGTGTCTACTTTGTCGATACCCTTGTCAAACTGCGTTTTAGCGCATTCAGAAAGTTTTTCAATCATTTCATGCATTCTTTTAACATCCATGATTTTTCACCTCCTACGCTTCACGAACGGCAATTAAATTACTGTTCTGTACCTGAATAGGCTGTGCGGAAGTGTTCTGAACCGCTACCGTACTGCAACATCCACGAGGGACATCAATGTAAGCCTGTGCAGAAACATTAAATAAATTCTCTACTGCTGCCGGAGTTACGATCATTATTGTGGACTGTAAAGGTTCTCCGTCTACCGCAAGTGCAAGAGAAATTTCCCCAACAGTTCCACCAGTGGGAATCTGAATGTTACCGGAATAACTTACAAGGAATCTTGCACGACACTGATTAGTGATACCTCTTAACTTCACAATTCCGGATCCCTCTCTATGATTGATACAACCACTTCCATTTACGGCAGTTTCGGTAAAAGCAACGTCTGCTCCTGCTGCCACAGTTTGTAATGCTACTGCTGTATATTCAGCCATAATAAATACCTCTCTTTCAAAATCAAAGGGGCAAACCATATAGTCTGCCCCATGTTGTCAGTAATTCTGCATAGCAGACATAACCTTAAGGTTAAGTTACTCGATATGCAGTTTTAGCATCCGCAACCAGTGTTACATCCGCATCCGTAATATACATTAGGGTTAGGAACCTGGTATGCAGGAATGGGCGCAGGATTCACAGCGTTAATGATCTGCTGTGTCTGTGCACTCATGGCAGTGGTCAGAAGAGCATTCTGACGATCCTGAGAAGCGGCTCTGCGCAGATCGTTGTTCTCTGCCTGCAGAGTAGCGATCTTATCTTGGCATAAGTAGTCAAGGATTGCTCTTGTACCGGCATTCTGGCTGTCGATAATATCACGAGTATTGTTATTCATGGTGTTCTGCAATGCGCAAGTATTCGTTGCCATATTGTAGTTTACACCCTGGATAGCTTCACGGGTATCGCAGCAACATTGTGCTAACTGTGCCTGTAAAGCGTTAGCATTCTGCATTCCTGCTACGGTGTCTGCATTGATAGCCTGTTGGATGCCATAGCCAGTCTGTAAAATGTTGGTATTTACTCCATTAAATCCGGTAAGCATACCGTTGTTCACAGCGTAGAATCCGTCACACAGACCGTTGTTGATTCCGTCCAGTTTACCGATGATAGACTGGGTGTCGAATCCTCTTTGCAATGCAGAATCGGTGTAGTAACTGGAATTAGAGCCATTACCGCCCCATCCATTACCGCCCCAACCTCCAAAAGCGAAGAAAAGGACGAAAATAATAATCCACCATGCACCATCGTCGCCCCATGCACCGTTGTTTCCATATCCGCTGTTGGCAGGCATAACAGGCATGGTAAAGGGAGTATTGTTACTCTCAAACATAATTTTTACCTCCATATAAGATTTTTTATACTTAATCTTGCAAGAATTTAGTATCTACTTCATAGGAAATTGACGCTTGAATTTATCAAATTCGGAATCAAAATCCATACCACGTTCCTTAGCAATATTTCTTCCTAACTGCTCTACTCCGGCAAAATCTCCTTTTTGAGCCATACCCATTATATTTTTAGCCATAGGGTTTGACATGATCTGACTGTTTCCCATCATATTTTGGATAAACTGTCGAGGATTCCCCATTGTCTTAAGCATCTGCATAGGATTCATCATATTCATTCTGCATCATCCTTTCTTTGCGTTTGTGTAGTTTTTCTTTGCGATTGCGAAGATTTCAACTGCTCAATCTTTTGCTCCAGTTCATCGAAACGCTTCATAAATACCGCTGTGGCTTCGTCTGATAGGTCAAATTTCGCCTTTTCTGTGTCTGACGGTAAATTGCTAGGGTCTGCATCTAAAACAGGCTTATAGAGCCTTGTATAGATTTTTCCATCTGCTCCCCAGGATTTAGCATAGATCTCCGACAAGTCCTGTTTTGGGAAAAATGCTGTGTTTCCATCCATAGGAACCTCATTCGGTGCTATGCATTCTTGTGCCGGTACAATACGACCGTACATCTGTACCGTATTTTGTTGCGGCTGTTGCATAAACTGCTGTGGTTGGAATTGTTCCTGTTGTGGCATAAACTGTCCGTACATAGGTGTTCTATACTGCGGATTGAAATAGTTCGGATTCATAATCGGCTGCGGCATGGCTGTTCTCCCTTTCTTCCATTGATTCTATCTGTTTCGCAATTTCAACTTCATCAAGTGTCTGATATGTCGGCTTGTTCATAAGTCCCAACGGACTGAAATTCATAAGCATTACCCGTCTCTCCTAAAACTTCCTCGATTACATGAACCATGATTGACTGATACTTAATCGGCACTTCCCTTGTACGTTCTTTGCTGAATATATGTTCCAGTGTTTCATCTGAAAATTTGAATTTTCCCATAAGGTCATCCCTCCTTATGCTTAAATTTTGGCATAAAAAAAGACGGTCTACCCGTCATGTATCCGTCACATTTCATTCACTATAAAATTATTGGAATCTTTGCAAAAAACTCCTTTCGTTTTAGGCTTGACTACTATTTTGACTACTATCCGACTACCCGTTGCCCGGGAATGCCCATTTTATCAGCTTTTTCGAGTGGAAGCAAGGGGGCTCGAACCCCACTCTATTCCTCTTACTTTCCGCATATTTACTGGCTTTCTAGGTGTTTTTTGTTGATTACTTTTGACTACTTTCGCAAAAATAGTAGTCAAATCACCTTGCCTGTAAATCTGGTATACTACTCAAAATAGACGATTTCTTTTCAATGGTTTTCCTGTTCCTATGATAGTGTATTTCTGATGTCATAATATCTGTATGCCCCATCTGATCCATAACAAGTCTCTTATCCACATTGTTATCCATAAGAATAGTTCCATATGTCTTTCTTACTTTGTGCGGTGGCTTTGGATAAATTTTCAATTTCCTGCAAAGCCTTTTCTGCCTTTGCCTAACCGCCTGTGCGGTGATCCTAATATCATTTTTGGTAAAAATGTAATCTCCAAACGGATTCATGTGTTTTATTTTATCGCAAATCCATACATAATCACTTGGTATAATTGCTGTTCTGATTCCTGCCTTGGTTTTAGGATACTCTTTTACTTCAACAACATTGTTTCCGTTTTCATCTTTATACTTCGTCTCCGTTCTGCGAACGTTAAAAGTATTATCAGAAAAATCGGAATGCCTTAATGTTACAACTTCTCCGATACGTACGCCAGTTAAAAACATAAGCAATATCGCAACATTAGAAGTATCAAGGTGGCTGACAAGATACTTAATCATTACATCAGTTTCATATTCGTCGAATACTTCTTCATAGTCTTCTTTTATTACTTTTTTAAAATCACTATCAGATACGTCAAGATTATCAAACAGTTCTACGATATTAAAATCAATAAGTTTGCGTTTTTTCGCTCTTTTAAGAAATGTTCTTGTAATTCCTTTTAGACCGGAAAATGATTTAGGTGTCAACTCTTTATCGGCAATTTCTTCCTCTAAAAAATCCCCCCATTCATCTTCTGATATTGATTTTATTCTTCGCTTTCCCAACTCTCCATAGTGTCTGAGAAAATATCTCTCGTCTCTGTCGTATGTTGCTTTACATATCTTTTTAAGAGACAATCTCCGGTCTTCACATTCGTAAAACACTTCTGTAACTGTTGGATTTTGCTCTTTTTGGTAGTAAAACTCAATAACTTCTTTTTTGAGATCTTCCTCGCTTTTCTTTTTTACAAGTCTCCTTCCTTTTTCTTCATCTGGCAAATAAGTTCTCCAGTATCCGTCTTTGCCTTTGTTGATTGCGTATTGGTGTTTCTTCAGATACTCCTCTTTCTTTTTCATTTCAATGCTTTTTTGCAAAGATTCCGTGTCAATCATACCATTGCTAACGGCATATTGCAATATTTCCATATCAGAAAGTTCCAAATCTATCACCTTCTAACCGATTAAGTTTATTTTTTATAGACCTCACTCTTCTTTCTACAGTAGTTACAGAAATGGAATGTCTAAAGGATATTTCTTTTTGAGAAATTCCTTTAGACAAATCCCAAAACACTTTCTCTTCCTCTTCCGTGAAATTGGCGTTCCGGAAGATTTCTTCAAGTTCTGGCTTAGTCAGTTTTGACAACTTCATAAGCCAGTCTCCTTTTCTAAATTTCAGTTTTAATGTGTAACGTTACACATAATTACACAGGTAAATAATTGTCCAGTGCCTGCCGGATCACCCAGGAGATAGGTCTGTCCTGCTGTCGGCAGTAATCAATTAATCTCTCGTACTGCTCCGGATCCATGCTGATGTCTTTCCTGATGTTCTTCTTACCTTCTTTCTTCGGTCTCGCCATTCCTATCTCCTTTCTGTTACACAATTTTTGCGATATTTCAGTTTAGTTCAAGCTAATGACCACTCCTTAGCATATAAAATAGCATCTCTGTTATGGATCTTTTTCGCTCTCCCTGTCTGCATGGTATTATTATTTCAAGCTTCCACCCCGTATTTGTATCCAGTGGCGTAGGATTCTCGTATTCATCCGCAGGATCTCTATATTCCGGTATTGCAACCATTATCCCGTAGTATAGTGAAGAGTTTGGACTGCATTCTCGAATATGCTTAGCCAGCTTTCCGTTTCTTAAATCCTCTTGGATTTTTTTATAGCAATCCATAGTAGTAACTATATAATTCTTTTCTCCCAGAAAATTCAATCCGTTCCCACTAAATACATCCTCTTTGCAGCTCTTGATTTCATAGCAAGTGAATATCCCTTTTTCTATCGCACTGATTGCAGTTACTCCAGAAGGCTCAAATTGCATGAAATCAACTCTTTTAACATCACTTGTTCCGTAGTCTATGCTCACTTCGCTTGCGTAATACTTTCCTCTTTTGCAAAGCCGATCAGTGACCAACAGATCTCCCAGGAACCGTGTTATTTCTCCTCGTTTCATTGTACCTCCACAAAATCCTAACTCAATCCACATACTCAAATTTATAGTCAGGATGCTGCTTTTGAAGATTGCCCCACACCTGATTGATATTGCCTTTAGCTCTAGGGCTAAAATCAAAAGCATCTGATGCACTACTTGTAATTTTATAGCTGCCATCTTTTCTGCGACCGCCATAATACATCTTGTTTCCATTTGTGTCTGTAATCATTAATTTCATTTTCTCTACCTCCACTAAATCCTATTTATATGATTAACGATATCTGTCCGTTTTCAACTTCATAATTCATCCACAGTGTTTCCGTCCTTGCACGTCCTCCCTCTGCTCTGGTATTCTTCTGAACCTTATTCCATCCCTGAAGTACATCGTTATACATATCATTATCATATCCTGATAGAAGAATTTTTCCCGGATGTTTAACCAGCACGTTTAACAATTTTTCATGATCTGCATCCTTCATTTCATGTTTATAAAGATAATTTTTCCGAGTTCCGTGTAAATACGGCGGATCTGCATAAATAAAAACATCTTCCGTATCATATCTTTTTATCAATTCTAAGGCCGGTAAATTCTCAATCTGACCTCCCTTTAGTCTCTCAGTAGCCAGTTTCATTATTTCAGGCAGTTCGCTCCACGCTCTGGCCGGATTTGGAGAATTAGTCTGTTGGCCTGATTTAAAACCATTCTGGTACAAATTACCGCACCCAAATCCCATCCAGCATTTAACAGCAAATCGTCTCGCTTTCTCTAAGTCATCATAAGATGGTTCATAAGCTGCCTTATACTCTGACCTAGAAAATGGTGTAAATTCTATCGCGCGTTCCAGTTCGTCACTTCGATCTCTCAATATGCGGAAGAAATTTACTATTTCTTCATCGATGTCATTAACTGTCTCAATGTGACTGCGCTGCTTATTAAAAAACACCGCCAAGCTACCAGCAAAAGGTTCTACGTAAACATCATGCTTCGGTATGTATTCGCATATCCAAGATGCAAGACGATTCTTTGCTCCCGGATACTTTAATATGCTTTTCACACTTTCACCTTCCTTTGTTAAATCCTAATATTTGTATTTTTCCAGTATTTGCTGAATTCCTTTTATTTCTGCCGTTTCAGGAAGATTAAAGTCTGCAAACATATAGAAAAATTTACTTGCCAAATTTTTTAAATCCATTTTCATGTCAAGATATTCTCTATATTCTTCTGTCGTCAGATCTTTTACTGAGCTTTCGGATTTATGGATATATTCTTCGAGTTCCTGAAGTTCTGACTCGATTTTTTGCATTTTGTTGTAATATCTGTCATATCCTGTGTCAGTATAGAAATCTTTTGCCTCTTCATATGCAGGCTTTAATTTTGATATAGCTTTTTCTATTTCTTTAGCTTTGTATGTTTCTATTTTTTCAATTGTTTTACTCATCCTATTCCTCCACTAAATCCTAATTTAACTTATTTAAAACAACTCAAATAGAAACTCAAATTTTTAATAAAATTTTTCACTTTTTAACTCAACTTTTGAGTTATTTAGCGGGAACTCAAAATTTTTTAGTTCCTGGTTTCACTTTCTTGCTCAATATTTAAGTTTTTGAACATTTCACACATCACATCAACCACGATGCTGTTACCAAACTGCTTGTAAAGTTGTGTGTTGCTGTTGACCGCTGCCATCTTGGAGATATCTTCATCAGATACTCCCATCAGACGTCCGCATTCTCTCGGTGTCAGCTTTCGAATAATATGTTGTAATTTCACACTTTCATATAATTTTATCATTGCTGTATCTGCTATTTTTGGTACATTGTAATGACCGGCTGTAAGTGTAGATGCGATTCCATCTGTATAAACAACTTTTTCGTCCTGCGATGAATTTATTTTTCCAGCAACTTTTATAAGACAATCAGAACCATCTTTGTAATATCTAGCTGATATTGTTGATGCAATGTCATCAACATCTTTAATCACTGCATGAAAAGTATTTCCTTTTTCTTTCTGCTTTTTTGCGTGTTCCACAAATCCTTTCAATGCCTTATCACTTACATAGAATTTGTCATCAATCACTTCTTCTTGATAATCACGTATTCTTTTTGTAAGTTGTATAGATTCAGGAAAATTATATGAATATTCTCCTAAAAATGAAAACATGAAGCATCTTTCACGGTTCTGTGCCACTCCGTAGTTCTTTGCGTTTAAGTCCTGCCAGTAACTTACATATCCAAGACTTGTCAGAAAATCAATCCAGTTTTGAAAATCTACCATGTTTGCATCGGCATGAACTTGTGGCACGTTTTCCATGAACAAAATCTGTGGCAACTCACCGCCACCATCTCTTATCTCTTTCAGAATACGTTCCACTTCCCACAAAAGACCGGACCGTGTACCACTACCTTTTTTCATTCCTGCTTGCTTCCCGGCAACAGATAAATCAGTGCACGGAAACGAGTAAGTAAGTAAGTAAGTAAGTAAGTAAAGGCTTCAGTATCGCAGATATTCAAATCATCCGCATGAACCTTTGTTATGTCCATTGTAGGAAAATCTGTGCCATGCACCGCATTGTAGCTTGCTACGGCATACTTATCAAACTCAACAACTCTGTAATGCTCAAATTTTGCACCGATTCTTTCCAGTGCCATTGCCTGCGAACCATATCCGGCAAACAGTTCTATCAGCCTTATAGGCTTTGTAATACGTATCGGTTCACGTATCATGTCAAAAATGCTCATCTGAATCATGCCATCACCTCCGGCATAAAATCAGATAATCGCATTTGTGCCATTTCTGCATCTAATCTCTTTTTGGACAAATCATAATAATGCTTGTCCAGTTCAAAGCCAACATATGGATGGTTGGTTCTGTAGCAGGCTATCAAGCTGCTGGCACTGCCTACATGAGTGTCCAAGATAATGTCTCCGGGCTTTGCATAGCGGTTCAGAAGCCATTCATATAGTGCCACTGGCTTTTGTGTAGGGTGTATACGTTTTTCATTCAACGACTTATTACCTTGCTGAATAGTTCCTTCAGTAATTGACTTTCCCTGGAACATTCCACGCCACATATACCGGAATATGTCTATCCTTTTAGTCAAACTGCAGAATGCCACCTCTGCATCCGACTGGTCAGAACCATCATTGCATTTATCCCATACAATAAGACCACCAGCCAAAGTAAAATCAAAGTAATTGCAACCCCATATAATCTGATTTTTGGATACCCGAAACAATTCCTCGAAGTATTCCCTAGAGGGTGGCTCATTGTCCCACCCTCTGTTTTCGTACTGTCCGTCCTTTACATATGTTTTTGTTCCATTTTTCTGCTTAACATATGTATTCCTATTTTTTCCACCATGCTCATGTAAGCCATACGGTGGATCCACAATCGCAAGGTCAAAGTAACCATCCGGGAACTCTTTCATCCCATCCATGCAATCCATGTTGTAATATCCAAAATCCATTACGGCTCCTTTCTCTTATTTCTGTGCTAAATAGCACATGATTCCACAATCCGGGAATATTTCTGTGTTCATGTCTCCACGGTTTACCGGGCATTCGTTATTCCTTTCTTACAATCGTTTCTTCCTGCTCCTTGTACATCCTGCCCGCCATCTGCACCAGATAGTGCTGTAAGGCTTCTGCAACGCTGATTCTGTGCTTAGTGCAATATCTGTCAACGTAGCGTTTAAAGTCCTCATTCTCGGCATACAGGGCGGTATAATCAATGGGTTCCATCTGCATCACACTCCTTCCGGCTTCTCGCACCGTTCAAACGATATCACCCAAACGTAAGGATTAGCATCCCAACCGTAGCGGTCAATGTCGGATTTCTTGATGGTTGATTCCCACAGCCAAGCAAATTGCTCCTTTGCAATCCCGTACTCTGGGTCTACTTCTGTTCCATAATTTTTTTCACCGTATCCGATATCATCATAGAAAAGGTTTCCAACACCTTCGCTTTCTGCCCCATTTGGTGTTATATCCTGCAACCGCTCTACTCTCACATCTGTAACCTTAAGCCAGATCCGCGCCGCTTCTTTCGGCATGTGGATTGATGGACGCTTAGCCCAACTATAATTCCACCCCGTTTCTGGCTTTTCGTCCGATGCAACGTACTTAAACTCGTTATACCATGACGGTTTTGTCTCTCCGTCAATATCCAAATAATACCCTATTTTCTGCCATACAGTTTCTCGAACATACAGGATATCACCCGGACAGATAGGACAGGTTCTCTCCGCTGTACTTAACTGTTCCATCTGCTCATTATCAGCAAAGTTATGTACTGCATAAGTCCGCCTGTCAGCATTGTAAAAATCCATATCCGGTACGGTATACTCATTTGCATCTTTGCATATACGCCGGGTGCAGGTCTTCCGTCCGTCCAGAATCGCCCGAACCATCTCTGTGCTGAATAAAATCGGCTTAATTGCCATCTGTTCCACCTGCCTTTACTATCTCCAACAAATCATCTACCAAATCCTTGACCTCGTACATCATCATAGTGTCGTAGGATTTTGACTGCTGCTCTGCTGTTTTATTTCCATACTTCGTACAGTCTTTAAGGAATGCTGTTCGTTCTTCCAACTGCTGCACAACCTTGTCCAGTTCGTAGGCGGTCGGGGCATCCTCAATTTCTGAATAATGGACATATGTGACCTCCGTTCCATCTTCTCGAATATCCGTTACCGTCATTAATTCGCCTTCGTCAATCAGTCTTCCCATCTTCATCCCTCCAATCAATGCGCTGTCCACAATTCGGGCAATAATCATATCTGTCGCAATCAACCTCGTAATGCTGACCGCAGCAAGGGCAAATCCACGTATCGTATACAAGCTGTCCATCTGAGTATCCGTCTCCCTCGTAATCCGGTTTCTTTGCCGTCTGTTTCTCCACAGCTTCACGACATTCCTCTACCGTGCCGATCTGGCGGTACTGCTGCACTTCTTCCAGTGACTTGATTGCCATCTCGTAACCTTGGATTTCGTTTTTTCTCTCGTAATTCTGTGTACACATTTTGGCTAAATCAATAGATGTCTCAAGTTCTTTGATTGCTTCATTCTCCGTCATGGCTACTCTCCTTAACTCCATTTAAAATCCTCACAAGGTCTCATTCTCCGCTGATTCTTACCTCTTTTATTGCATATTCCCCAACCACCGTAATGACAATCTTCACAAGTAATCGGATATTGATTTAATTTTTCCTCAATACATTTCTTGCACTGGTAAGAATTTTGATTATACTCATACCGACAATTACGATTTTTGCGTTTGCATGTCGCCATATTACTCCTCCAACAGTTCCTGATTGTCAAATACATTCCCAATCACTGAACATTCATCACCTAAAACTTCATAGCTTTCAGCAGATAATCTGTTTGTCACTTGGAAGGAAATTGTTTCATCATCCCATACGACTTTACCGATGCAATCTGCTTCTGCCAGTCCGCTTTCTGTACTGTATGAATCCCAGTAAGCAACAATGTCATTCTCCCAAATCAGATTACCGTTCTTGTCTTTCACGCCTGTGCACTGGCAGATTGTGGCTGGGGCTACCTCAAATGCCACAAACTGCAAACATCCTTCTTCTCCGACCTTATCACTCTCATTTACCGAGTTACCAACTGTATGAATAAATACTTGCCCTGTTACACCATCATCAATACGATTTCCAATTACCCATTCCCCGTTATCAATCCGCTTTCCACGGAATAAATATCTATCCTGCATCCTCATTCCTCACTTTCTTTCTTAAATTCCGCAGTACACATAATAGCTCCATCGCCAACTCCTCGTCAGTCATGCTCCTGATCCGGTCTGCGTTGATCATAGGTACGTAGTGCTCGCAGTCTCTTTCTATGTCCTCATGCGGACAGTCGTTGATTTTCTCACACCATGAGTACGCATCAAACCCATTATCCTTTGTTTCTAAATTCTTGCAGTTATTACATCTCGCCATCTTCTACCTCACTTTCCCTGTACGGCTCCGGCAGTGGCATCCAGGCTGTGACATTTACGCTATCAATATCATCACCGAGAACAAACCGTCCTCCCAAATATTGTACAAAGCAACAACGGTTTCGATATGTATCCCATCCAATTACGCTATTAAGAGATTCTTCCGGCAGTCTCTCGCTTACCGGAATCCAAACCGACTGATTCTGCAAGGCGGTGATTGCCATTTCCATAAGTTCTTGCCAATATTCTTCATTTACAAGCTCATCCCAATGAGGATTAAACCTAATAATGTCCAAATCCTTGATAGCTTCTTCTCTCTTCATTCCTCACCTTCCATTTCTTTCAGCTTGGCTTTTGCTTCTTTTTTTGTGAGGAATACTGTTTTACCAAATTCCATTACATCAATTTGGCCAGATAAAGTCTTATCGTTTGATTCATAATCGCAATACAGTATAATTTCTCCATCTTCAAAACAATCCAAATGGAAGTCTTTAACTGTAAACTCGTCTATATCTTTTCCAAATCCTGCAAAATCAAGAAAAATTTTATCTCCCACTTTACAAGGAAATCGCAGTAGCAATCCTTGCTCCTCGGCATCCTCGTAGCGTTTCAACTTTTCCCTCAACTCTGCCATTGCCCACATGTTTCGGTAGAATATCGCAATCAGACCTCTTACGTCTGCAAACGGGTCAATACCAAGGTTGTCCATCATTTCTTCGTCAAAAGATTCGTCTTGCAATGGCAAATATTCTCCTACAAAAGTAGTTGTGAGTTTTCTTACAAAATCTCTTTCGTCTATATCAATCTCATAATCTCTGTATCTGCCACTTCCATCCTTTGCTATGTAACAGCAATTAAGTGCCAGTTCAACCATTCCCATATCTGATACATTCTTGTTAGTTGTTAATCTCTCCATCCTTACTCCTTTCCGCAATCCTCGGTCTCTCTGCAAATTGAGGATAGCTGCAATCATATGGTATATGATTCCAGTGGTCAAAATATCCTACTGCAGAGCTGTTTTGCATACTATATAATTCATCCTCACTGTGAAATCATCTGCTCACGATTTTACGCTCCTTTTCCGTATGTACTTGCGATTCTGTATACATTGCAAATTTCTCTGTAATATTTTTCCTGTGCATGGATATGAGCATCCACACGGTCAAGTTCCGTCTCACACCACTTTGCAAATTCTTCCGTGGACAATGGTGTTTCCAAATTTTCAAATTTTTCTCTGTTGTCAATCACAAAACACACCATGTCAACCGGGATGTGGTTCAAATCCGCAAGAATCTGAATCTGTTTGTCCTTGTCCTCCGCTTTTTCATAATTTGCCAACAATTCATAACCTGTCATCTGCATTTATATCACCTCTTATCAAGTTTGATTTCTTTGTCGTAGCAATTTTTCTTTGGATTTCCCTCTACTGGGGAAACCATCTTTTTAGGATCTGTTGTGTAGGATCCGTTTAGTTTCAAACCTATTTTGCTTTTTTCATCCACATAGCATGACGGCTTGTAACGATCCGGTGGAATGTAGTTGTGAATGCGCCAGTGCTTTACCAATACTACACCACTATCGAAAGATAACAGGAATCTGTTGTCTATCAACGCTTTCAAATCATCTTCTGAAGCACCACACATCCTTATGATTTTCCGGGGGTTATTCACGAATCCGTCATCGTCAGCGTTCATGCAGATGTGAAAATAAAGCATTTGAGCCGTAGCAGGAATATCCAAAAAAGCATCACTCTCAATTATTTTTGCGCTGAACATTCTTTTTTCTGCCATTTAGAACTCCTTAGTCAAATATAGGCTTCTCAATATAGATTCCGGTGTTTTCCACCAGTTCTCTCCACAAGTCCATGAAATCCTTTCCGTTGCACTTGTCTCCGGCTTTGTCCATGTGGTCAGAAAACTTATCCTTGAAATTCGTCAGCTTCTTCTTACCGAATCCATCTTCCATAAGAATCACCATTCCATATAGGATGTACCTTGTGGACAACTCATTGATAAGGTTGTTACATCTGACCTGTTCCCTGATGCATTTCTGCGCTACAACCGACTTGTAATGTGGATAATCAGCTTCGGTAAATTCCTTGTACTCAATCGTCCAGTCTGCAAAATCGTTAAGCCTACTCTGTAACTCCGTATAAGGCTCATTCTCGTACTTTTCATTGTATTCGGTGAATTTACCGCAGAAGTCGGAAAGTCTCGTCTGTGAGTACTTGTAGTCTTTCCACAAGGTATAGCAAAACAGTGTCAGTATTCCGGTGAATGGACTTCTCTCCGCAGACTGCTTCAAAAGTTCTGTCTGCCGCATGATTTTCAAAATATCCTGCGGATTGTCATATCGTTTTGGCATTTTATGTATCACCTCTTTTCAAGTTCTGGCTCTTTCCTTTTGCAATGAGTAGCACAGTATTCTGATTTTCCTACATATTCGTAGCAATCAACACATTTCCATCTACCACTTTGATACGGTTTGTGAGTACGTCCGTTGATTGAGTGCATTGTGTTTGGGTACTCATTCCAACAGCTACAATCGTAATTTTTTTCACTCATGTAATCTTCTCAAATTGATTTAACATGCATTCCTTACACAACTGGACACCTTCAAAATTGTAAAGTTCCTCTACATCCTCACCGCACTTATCGCAGTACAGATGCTTCACATGGCGGTTGGGACAAGCAGATCCAATACAAGGATAATTTCCAGCAGCGCATCCGCAGCATTCATCTTCGTATTTCACCATTTTCTGAAAAACTCCTTTAATTCATTACAGAATTGCTGAAATCTATACTTAAACAAGTACTTTTTAAAAGATTTAGTTTCATATTGATAGCAAAGATACATAATTTGTTTTTGAGTAGAAAGAGATTCATAAAACTCCTTGTCAGTTTCTTCAACATATTGTAAAAGTACTTCATAGTCTGTTTTATTCATTACTTTCACCGTCCTTTTCTCCATGCAAAAGTTCCATAAACTTCTGATACTGTTTCTGTGAAACTGAATTGTTCTGCTTCTCAGGCTTCAAACTGATGACCAAATGTTTATCTGCAATGTTCGATAGTTCCCTTGCAAGATTGATTCTGCCTTGTGCCAGTCCATCACGGTAACCTTTTCCCGGTCGGTACTCTGCGATCTGCTTCTTTCCATCACCTTGACCACCGGCTGTTTTGTTGCGAAGTTGGTAACCCTCGTCCGCATAACGCTTAATCCAGTACTGCTCCCATTTGTCCAGTTCTTCTACCGGATAATGTAAGAATCCGATTTTCCAACCGTATATATTTTCCACAGAATACAATCCGTGGCTTTTCATGGATAAATCAATGTGCTGGTACCCATTAAGGTGTCCTGCCAGTCTTTGGAGTAGGTGTACCGCCTGCCCAACATACGCAAAACGAAAACCGTCCTCGTCTGTTCTTGTCAGAAAGTAAATTCCACTTCCATCGTCCACATGTGGATTGACTGCCAGTATTCTTTCACGATTCTTTCTCTCTATGGATTTTGCTTTTGCTATATTCTTCCAATCAGCCAACCGAATCACCGCCTTTCAAATGGAATCAAATATCCGTCCGGCAAGGCATTTATAATATTTCTCAATGCCCCATATCCTGTTTTTTGCATATTGACTAAAGCATTGCTTTGACAGGTATTCAGTTCGGATATGTTAGAATCAATGCTCTGCATTATTTCACTTCTTAATTGCGGTGTAAGTGGTCTATAAAATGTGTCAGCCATTCGCACCACCATTTCTGTACTTTTCCAGTTCTGCAATCATGGTCTCTCTGCCAATATCTGCGCTCTCATACCACTCTACCGCATGAAAAACACCGTTAAGATTCTCGCTCAAAACCTCAATTCTGATACTTGCCGACCGGATATACTCAATCAACCGCTGTGTATCTCGTGCTATGTCCTCGTAACCGTACAACTGTAAGTGTTGCACCATAATTTCAAGGTTGGAGATACTTGACGGCTCCATTAGCTCATTGACATCCTTGTAGCACAAATAACCAAAACTTCCACCACTCAAAACGGGCACTCCTTTCCATTCTGTAAAATCCATTCCTTGCCTGCTGCCGCATAGTCCACATTCGCCATAGGAGCAATCTTTTTTACCTCTGCGACACATTCATCAGCATCGGTTGTATCACCGCCCAAATGACACAATATGACGTTTTGCAAGGCATCTGACTTGTTCGCTTCGACAATTCCTTTGCAAGTATCCAGTTCGCAGTGACCTTTGACCTTGTGAACGTAATTAGGTGCATCCATGTCAACATATTTCTTCTGATAGTTACACTCGATCAAAAAACAATCTATCTCCTGTTTGCGGAAATTATATGGAATGTATTCAAAGTCCGTGGCATAAATAATTCTCTGTGAATACGGCAAAGGTGTCTTAATATAAAATCCGTTGTTCCAACAACCATTGTGCGGAACATCAAACGCCTGTATGTCGAAATCACCTAAAGTAAAGTGCATTGTCTCTACTTTTCCGCTTTCATACGGTGCTACAACTCTGATTCCCATTCTCCGCAAATCTTCAATACTCTTGCTATGGTCTCCTAACCATGCTCATGTGAAACTATGCAACCAACAATATTTTTTACATTCCAGTCACACATACGCTTTATATCCATGATTCCCATTCCTGCGTCAATCAGAAGTGTTTCATTCTCCGTCATGAGTGCGTATGAGTTGCCTGAACTGCCTGAACCGCAACATTTCAATTTGAGCATTTCATCACCTCACTTTCTTGTGGTTGGGCACTTTATACACAAAGCAATATAATATCGTGTCATATTTTATACTGTAATATTCTATGTTGTTCAAGGTTATATTGATGTGCGGTTTGCACCGCCTATAAAGTACCCAACCTGTATTTATTTTTTACTTAATGCCCTCTACATGGTATCTGCCGTAGCCACTACTTCTTCCACTTCCGATTCCATTTCCGAATCCTGCAAGATTTATGATGTTTACAATTTGTTCAATGGAGTATGCGTTCTCGGTGTACTGAATTGTAAAAGTAGCTTTCCAACCGCTAAATCTGTTCAGTCGCACAAGAACTGGACTTCCTTTTTTAGGTGACATCAACTTCTCGTCAATGTGATGTTCTGCAAACTGGATAGGGACTAAATCTCCCTTTGCAATGATATTTACTCCTGCATTGAATTTCGTAGCATATGTATCAATCTTGTTCTGCGTGACAGCCTGTCCGAAAGATTTTTTCAATCCAAAACCAGTAATACATGGTGCATTTTCCTTTAATGCCTTTACAAGTCCTTCCTCTGAAAAATCGGTAGGTTTTCCATTGTACCAGTGCATAGCAGTGATAATAGATTCCCATGGGTTAGGCTTCGCTGTGTCCTTTGCCTTGTCCTTGCGCTTGTCAATCAAATCTCTTGCATTTACATCATTCATCTTGTTCAGAATCAAATCTCCGTCACCTGCAATAGTGATTTCTGCGGTTTTGATGTTGAGTGGTCTAATTTCAATAACTTCCGTATTTGCCATGATATAATCTCCTTTTCTATTCTTTTGTGTGCTTACAGCTTTGTAAGTGGCATAAACAATAATTTTTGTAGTGTTCTGTTTTGTATTGTAATGTCTTGTTCTGTATTGTCTTGTAATGTGTTTTTCTTTGCTTTTGTGGCTTATGCCACCTATAAAACTGTAAGCAGTTACTGATAGCACTTTGTAAGCGATATGATGTTCTATGCTATAATTTAATTTGCTTTCCTATAATGTCCTGTTTAATTCTTATTTTTGGCGGTATCATACCGCCTATAAAATGCTATCAGTTTGTGCCTATAATCAAGTGCTTAACAAGTGAGATAAAATGTCCTATGATTTGCTTTATTTTCCTTTTTCATTTTGTCCTGTTTTCTCGATATTTTATAAAAAGCTGTTATATAATAGGTGTTTATCCCACCTATAAAGCACTTGAATATAGGTTGTTTTGTCTTTTCCTGTCTTGATTTATCCAGTTATGTTCTGTTTGATGCTTATATATATCTAAGCAGTGATTAAATCTATCTGCTCAAATACCGATTCAAGTTCAGAAAGTGTATTGTATTTCTTTCTGAAACTTTCCAGTTCCGACAACGCTCTTTTCAGCAAATCATCGTATTCATCATGGTTCGTCAAAAAAGTTCTTGTCGGCTGATACACCGTGTCAGATGTTCTGCTTAATACTCTGACGGGTGGCACATCTTCGCTTTTGGGAGCAATGTAAAGCATTCTGATAATATTTCCTGCCTGCGTGATTCTGTATCTTTCTGCTGCCACATCGTTATCCCATTCAAAACATTTATGTAATTCAGATTCCTTGTCCCTTGCTCTTTCAAGTAAAGAACTAGGTGTGATGTTCTCCAAGGAAATAATTTCTGAATAGCATTTGTTCGCATCAGCTTTGAAAATGCCGTTCACTTTCCATTTAACAGTATCTTCCATGTCCTCAATTCTCCCTACTTAAAGCAATCCGGTGTCTCTGCGTTGGCAATCGTCTGTTCCGTGCTGTCCGTGGTGACTTCCTCAAAAGTTGCATCGGGAAAATCAACAGAATTTGCGTTTGCCTGAATTTCCTCTGCCGCAACTTTTTCTACATCAAGTTTCACATCGGAAACATCAGGAAATTCTTCCTGTGCATACAGGCCTTGGAATTTATCCGGAAAAGCTTCTCTTAATGCCTGTACAACAGCAACTTTTCTTATCATTGTTGCAGGCTTTTTAGACCATTGACCGTTGATTGTTCCATCTTTTTTTCTTCCAACATATTCATCGAAAGATACTGACTGGTACTCCGGTGTTTCTCTTCCTTTTATAAATACTTTCGCCCAACCCCCTACAATAGATTCGTCCTTAAGGACAAAAGATCCTTCTCTTTCTTCAACGGAACCATCTTTCTTCTGAACAATAATTCCTGCTTTTTTTCCTGCATAATTCGGATTTGCATCGGCTCTTTTTGTAAAAACATCTTTTCCGGTAACAATCGTAGCAGGATCATTGTTTCCAAACTTAATGAGGTATGCTTCTTTCAAAAAAGGATTAAGATGCTGATATCTGCAAAGAGACATAAACATCATTACTTCCTGATCCGATACGTTTCCACCACCGCTTACAAGGTACTTTCTTACCGTTGTTGGGGAAATTTTTACAATTTCCCCATTTGATTCGTATTCCACAATTCCTGTGTTTTCCTGCTTCTTTTCGTCTGCCATACTGTAACCTACCTTTCTACTTTTTTGATGCCGTCAATTTTGATGATGAATACCTGGCTTGTTTTGGGATTCTGAATAAGCGCAAGGCGAAAATTATGCATCCTGTCATGCTTCGCAATGTTCAAAACCTTTGCAACCATTCCGTCTTCAACAAAAGCTCCCTTAACAAAATTTTGCCTATAACTTCCAAGTCCACTCCATGTATCGTACATTGAATAACAACCACCGCTTTGTGTTACCTCTATCATGTCACCGACATGGATTTCGCTGTCATTATGTTCCTGCGCTTTTTCTTCCGGTTTGTAGTTTTCAAGGACAACGTACTCTCTGTGCCATGCTGCTGTAACTGGTGTTCCATCTTTCTCGACTACAACTCCAGATTTATCTGTAGAAATAACCTTAAATATATCTCCGTTTTTGTAGGGAATAAGATAAGGTTTCGCATCCACAATTTTGACGTACTCACCTACCTTAGCTTTCCTCTTCACCTCCCGTACACCGTTATCAGGCTTCACGTCTTCGCCCATCAGTCGATTAAAAGCCAACTTAGCACCAGTACGGAAATCAAATTCATCAGCCGGATTGCATTTCGCTTCTGCTTTCTCGCCAGTGGACTTGTCCAGTGCAACTACTTTGTTGTCATTGCGGTAGATGACAATGGTTTCATTCTGATGTTTCACTAAATCAAGCGCATCTTCTGCGCAATTCCATCCGTACCCATATTTGGCGAATCCTTTGCAATCATGACCGCCTACAAATTTGTCAAACTCAACCGAATAGTAATTATCCGTCAAGAGTTTTTTGACTGTTCCGCATTCCCCCAAAGTTCTTATATTGAGTATAGCAGCATTCTTTTTTACTTTTACTATATCTCCAACCTTAAATTTACTTTTTCCCATATTATTCTTCCTCGCTTTCCGGCTCATTCATAAATCCACTTGCAACTCCCTGATGCACTGTCACATCAGCTTTGTAAATCTCCTTGATGCTTCTAGGCATCACATGGAATGTCACATCCGTATCGGCAATCTTGCCTTTGAATTTCAAGGCTCCACGGTCTGAAAGCCCCAGGTACACACCCACGCAACACTTGTCATCAAAATTGAATATCACGGTGTCACCGGCATTGATTGTTTCTCCACTTGTTGTCAGAACAGAAATGACTGTCTCTTTCTTAATCTGCATTCTCCGCAGCTCCTTTCTTTATCTCATCACAAAATATCTTGGCAGAAATTTTCGCTCCAAAAAAAGAAAAAATTAAACTCATGCCAGGAACCTTCGTAATAATAGAATTAAACGGCTCTTCTGACATTATTTTTGCAATTACCTTGCACATTTCATCAGCAGAAATCTCAACTTTTTTATCCATATCATAATCATTATTAGGCATTCTTCGCTTCCTCCACTTTCAAAACCGCATCATCACTTCTGCGGAACATAATTAACTGACTGTCAACATCAGGAATCTTCCAAGGGTCAAGGCTCTCGGTATCGTCAACCATGATAGGCAATTCCACACCGCACCGCTTCTGAAACGCATTGCAAATGTCAATCTCCGTCAGAATCCTTGCTCCGTGGTTCATGTTACGGCTGTAAGGCTCTCTACGGTATGTAAAGTCACAACATTCCTCCGTGTCACCATTCACAAGAGGTCTAAACATCCGCACAGTACAGAAAGAAAGATACTTGTTCACATCAGCTTCCAACAGCTCGTTCTTCTTCCGGCTAAATTTCTTTAACAGGTCAAGCTGTGCCTGCACATCCGTAATCTTCTGTGCAATGTTCTTGCGCTCCTGTCCCAGTTCTGCGATACGCTTATCCACACTCTCGTTAATGCTTACACTCGCCAAAGACTTATCAACCACAGAAATATCATTGCGGATCTGCTCTTCATCACCTTTTAACTGGATTCTGAGAAGATTCATGTCAGTGAATTTGTTCATGGAAGCTTCTTTCTCAGCAATCTGTGACTGGACAGCTTTGTATTCTTCTGTGTTGGAAATATCCACGCTTGCCGGAATAGAATTTAAGGCATTATCAGCAATGGCAATCTCTTTTTCCAACCGCTCCACTTCATCCTCGGTCTTTTTCAGTTCCTCACGCTTATTCTCCAGTTCTGCCTGATCTGCTTTGATATGTTCAGCACAGGAAGAACCCTCTTTGGTAATCAATTCCAGTTCATGTGCCTTATGCGTATCAAACTCCGTTCTTAGCTGCTCTTTCTTTTCTTCCGGATATTCCTGTCCACAATAGGAGCAAATCAGAGAGTTTTCATCAAATTTAAGGCTTTTATTCAAATCCCAACTCTTCTTCAATTCCTGTCTCTTCTGTTCAAACTGTGCGATGCGCTTTTCCAGTTCCGTGATCTCTTCGCGAATGGTATCTGCCTTAAGCAACTCTTTCTGATGCTCATTCTGAATCTGATTCAGTGTTGTGCGCTTCTCTCTTCTGTCCGCATCCAGTTTTTCATTTGCTTTCTGCTGTAATGCGCTCAACTGACCTTTCAACTCAATGATTCCATCAGACAGCTTATCGTAGGAATTCATGCTGTTCTGCGTATCTGTCTGCTGCTTAATGTTCTCTGACAGCTTATCCATTAAAGCTTTCTTTTTCAGTTCCAAATCCGCAAGGTCAATATCCACTCTCTGACGGCTTACCTCGTCAATTCGGCTTGGAATTTCATCCAGTAAATCCTGCAAACCTTTGGTTCCATTTCTTCCCCTTGTGCCGTATAACTGCGTATTGCAACGCTTTTTCAGTTCATCAACCGTTCCATCCTGCAGAACAGTCCTTAATGCTTCAAACTCCGGAAACTGATTGCAAATGTCATCATTACTGTGCTGACCAAACATATCAGCAAGAATTGCTCTCTGATCCGTGCCACCTTTCAGCAGAAGTGTCATGGCATTGATGCAAAGTGAAAACTTATCTTTTCCGCATACGCTCTCTTCCAAAAATGCTTCAAAATCTGCTGCCTTTTTTGGAATATCATTCACATAGTAATCCGTGACATTGCCGGTAAACTCGCCTTTCTTATTGAAGTTCTGACGGCATACTTTTTTCAGAACCTTGTCTGTACCGTCAATCTCCACGGTAACTTCTGCGGTAATATCTCCGTCAATGTCATTGCCGTCCTTATCGTGCGGTCTGATTCCGGTGATTTCTCTGCCGTTCTCGTCACGGCATCCAAAAATATACTGAATTGCTCTTTTGATCGTGGACTTACCGGTTTCATTTACACCGGAAACCTCTGTCCGGTCGTATAAATCGGTGTCCACTACGTTAGAACCATAGAATTTGCAGAAATTCTGCAAAAAGATGTGCTTAATCCTCATTTTTCCTATCCTCCCAAAGATATAAATACAGTGAATTAACAAACATATAGATTGATACCGGCTTGTCTGTCTCGTTGATTTTCTTGTACAACTCTGTGGTTGGGTTCATCTTATCAACAACCCACTTGATCGCCTGATACACGCTTTTTTCATTTGTGCTGTGTTCCTCTCCAATAATCCGGTAGATTTCAGAAAGTCTTCTGTTCCGGTTCTCGAACATCAGCGTTTCAACCTCTATGATGTACTGGAATCCCGGCAAGTACTGTTTCAGACCCAGCTCTACCAAGATTTTTCTTATCTTCCTTTCCATTTCCTCACTCCTCCGGCTTTCAGTCTTCTGTTACGTGGATCATGTTGTCCTCTTCGCTGATATACAAGATTCCTGCATCTAACAGTCCTGCAATCAAAATCTCATTCGCACGGACGATGGGGATAATCTGTCGTTTCTGCATGAAAATACTCCTTTCCTAACCATTTTTTCTTCCCGGTATTGCGGTTTACAATTCTGTAATAGAATGCTGTTTCACGGTCAACTTCCCATTCTTTCGGACTGTAAAATATCTTTCCGATGCACCATTTGACGGTAAACCGCTTTTTGGCACTCATACGGTGTCCTCCGCAAGTTTTCCTTGAATCCACCATACTACATCATCAAAGTTGTTAGCCGAAAAAGAAGTAGCACCATTAATCCATGTAAATATTTTCCCATCTTCAAATTTTGCAAAATATCTAGGTTTCCAAGGGTCACTGTCGGAATCTCTTACGTACACTTTCGTGTCCACAGGCACTTTCGACCAGTCAACAGGCGGTTCAACATATTCCTGCTCTGACCATTCTTTAGTTTTTTCTGTGCAATAATGATCAGACACTTCAGATTTCACAAATATGCAATCTCTGCACCTTAAATTTTCGCATTTATGCATTTCCCCTTTTTTGTCTACTGCAATAGAACTACCAGTTACTGCAATATCAAGAATCTGTTCCGCATACTTCTCTCTGTTCGTCATTTTCCATTCATCCTTTCCAGTTCTGCGCTCCTGGTTAATATACAGTCTGCGTAATCACTTAATTCTGTCTTTGTAGCTGCGTTCTTCTCTCCGTGGTAAACCATGAGTACAATTCCTACATCACAGTACTTTCCAAACAATTCCGACAAGTAGTCGGCTCCCACATGGATATTTCCATCCACAGAGTAGATGTCCGTCACTCCCAAACGTTCCATGCGGTCTTTATGCCATCTGTCAGAAATCTGCATCAGACCTTTGCAACCGCCACTTTCCACATCCGGTCTGCCGGAAGATTCTTTCTCGATCATTGCCATGAGCATTTCAGGGCAGATGCCGTATTCCTCACCGTACTTTACACACGATTTCTGTGCTTCCTCGGAGATAAAACTGCCGGATGGCTGTGCCGTGGAAGTAAATGTGATGGAGAGCGCTATTATAATAGGAAGAAACAGCTTCAATGTCGTTCTCATGCGCTTTCCTCCTCGATAGGTTCAATGCCAATCTCTTTCAGCTTGTTGTATAAGAACATCCTGCCTTTCTGTGTCCATACGGTAAGTGGCTTTGTTCCGGTGCTTCCGTCATGTTTAACATAATCATTTGTCTTTGTTCTCACATAACCCTTTCCCTGGAAGTCTGCATACAATATCCACTGGTCACCTACTTTTCTCTGAATGCCGGCTGTTCTTAAAACTGAATTGAACCTCACCGCACTCATTCCGTAGTCCTGTGCAATCTGTGTGACAGTCATGCAGTCGTTGGATGAAAGAATCTTGTCCACATAGTCAACTTTTGGTGTCATATCGGTGATCACGGCATCCATCTGTTGCACTGTGGTCTGCAACTGCTTAACCTCTTCCTCTTTCTGCGCAAGCATCCTCTGTGCTTCGACAACCGCCAGCGCAATCAATTCCTGTCCGGTAGGGATATGTGACTTAATGGAATCTTCCATTTCGTGGAAACGGTCAATGTACTTTGCCGTAAATTCTGTTCCCCTAACTCCGGTCATCTTATGTGCTATGAACTCGCAACCTTTCTTCGTTACCATGTAGCAAGGCTGTTTCTTGTTTTGACTGTTCTGATAGGTACTTTCTGTAAAGAAATCGGACTGTCCAAAATTGGCTTGTCCTAATTGCTCAACATAAGTGCGTATATCTCTTAGCAGTTTGCTGTGCTCTTTACCTACCATTTCCGCTACTTCCACGGAAGATATTGTTTTCTGCTCTAATTCGTTCATTGTTCTCCTTTCCTAAATTCATTTTCGCCAGTCATAAATAGTATCTCTGCAATAATCTTCTCTTCATGATTCGTTACTCAACAGGAAAAACGATTCCTCGGAAAAATTGCTTACTGTTACCCAAACATTGGAAAAAATCCTACAAGAATCTGACCGATTATTCCCAAAATTATAGTGTAGACAAGTCCGACAATTCTCCATCCGTGCTCGGATCTCCCATGCCAATAACTCATAATGCAAGTCAGTAGAACAAACACTGTAATTGGTATTGTGTCAAGCCAACTATAATGAAGCATTTTCAATATTCTCACCTCTCTTGGAAAATTCCTCCGTAATTTTTATCTTTTTCAATCATTCAATTAACTCCCTGTTTGTGATATACTCTCCTTATTCTTATATAAGGAGGTGAATTATATTGGATTCCAAAGAATATGCATCCGCTTATGCTATTGCTAAAATTTGTGGATATACCGGAAGTTTTGATGATTTTAAGAACCTGTACACCCAATACTATTCAGAAATCTTCAATTCTTTACCGGAAGAAAAACCACAATTAGCAAAAGCCGAAGCAATTAGCAATCCTTTCCAAATCCAGAGCCGTTCCTAAAAGGCGAAATGGCGGTAAGTACTTTGATAGACAAATCAATATTTGTTTCTTCGATTTTCTTATCGCCATCTATAATGCTTTTGTAGTCATCAATAATATTCATGGCAATGTGCTGTGCCATCTCGTCAATTCCAACAAAACGTGAATCAGCTTTCTGAACTATATTTGCTTTACCATTTTTGTCTAATACCACATATCTCTGTTTTTCCATGTTTTTACCTCCCTATTCCAGTAACTCGTCTATTTTTACTCCAAGGACTTTTGCAACAGCCTTTAAATTGTCAACTTGCGGAGCAGATTCATTCCACTTTCGGATAATTCCATTGCTCAATCCGGCTTTCTGCTCCACTTGATAAATATTTGTTCCTTTCTTATCACAAATTTCCTTGATTCTGTCGTAGCATTTCAATCTATCACTCCCTTTCTATTGATTTAGGAATTTAGAGAAAAACTTGACAAAATTTAGAGAATGTTCTAATATAGTAACTGCCAAGAAACCACAGAGAACATTTTTAAATTTAGGCTTTCCTCTAAATCCTAAATTTATTATATAGAGTGTTCTCTATTTTGTCAAGCATATTTTTAGAGTATCATCTAAATTTTTGGGAGGACACTATGACTACAGTAGAAAGAGTAAAATCTATATGTAAAGAAAGGAGAATAGCCATTTCTAAATTAGAGACTTCTTGCGGATTTAGTAATGGATATATAAGAAGTTTAAAAAAGGGAGTTATTCCGGATGACCGTATAGAAGTAATTGCAAATTTTTTAGGAGTTTCTATTGAATTTTTGTTGACCGGTAAAGAAGATGGAGAAAAATATTCAGCAAAATATGCTAGATTAGTTTCTTTTTTAAGAAACGATCCAGATATGGAAGATTTATTGATTAAGTACTACAATCTTTCGGAGCAAAAAAGAAGTACTGCATTTTCCGCATTTAAAATGATAATCGGAGGTGCGGAATGAAGAGAAAAATAAAAGATTCTAATGATTTTTTTGGCTATTTAATATCAATAAAAAATAAAGACAACAATGTTGTATTAGGTAGGATTTCAAAAGATTATGGTGATTCTTCCATAGATGATTTTATTGATTACATAAATGAACTAGAAGAAATGAAATATATAAAAATAAATTCATTAGAAGACATACATATAGTAAAAAGTAAAGAGCATAATTACATAAGTCCTTTTAAAAAAATTATTGATTATATAGGTCCAAAACTTGTTTACGTTTTAGTGTACTTTATGGGATTATGCTCTCCAATATTTACAGAATATTTAAAGAAAATATTAGGTCTATCTTAAGAAATAATTTGTTAATAATCCTAAAAAGTAAATCAAAATTATTAACGCCCAATTTATTTTTTTTCGATTTTTCATTTTTCCCCCTCTATATCGGAGACAATGACATACACATATTTCAATATGTCATTGTCTTCTATTCCAGATAGTATCCTTGCAATTTCCTCTCTGTAAAATTCATTGCTTTCGTTCATCGTAACCACACCCCTCTCCCCTTAATTCTCCGCAGAATCTAAAGTAGCGATACATTACATTATAGAACATACGTTCTTAACAATCAATATATTTGACTCACGTTTTTTATTGTTGTAAAATATCAACAAAAGAGGACGGTGAAAACGCCAATAAACACCGCCCTCGCCAGAACTTGAAGTCCCTTGAAACAAGGGATGTTACAAGTGTATCATGTGAAAGGGGGACAATAAACATGATGAAAAAAGACCGAATCAAAGAAATATCGACACATCTATCAGTCAACCGTACTAATTATATGTTAAGTTTTCGTGGAAATCTCCATGAATTTCTCAATGAACCGGACATGACGGTTTACAAGCTTGCTGATGAAGCTAATTTGCCTTATTCTACGCTTAATTCACTACTATACGGTAATTCTAACGACACAAAGCTATCGACCGCTGTTGCGCTTGCCAGAGCCTTTGGAATCAGTGTAGACGAGTTGGTAGGTTGTGGCACTATGGAAGATAAGATGTTGGAATCTGTCAAGATATGCCGCAGTCTGCCGGAACACTCTCTGTACATTATCCGTTACTTCATACGTCACCAAGCTAAAATCTATTCCAGTCTTGAAAAATCGCACAAGTATATTTCTGTCTTTAATCCACAACTTATGAATGGAATTATCGCAACCACAAATGCTGTGGAACCCATGTGCATAGAAAATTTGCCGGAAGACATAAAATCCAAAGCTTATATCGGTGTGAAAATTCCGTGTGACTACTATATGCCGTTTTATCTGCCGGGGGAAATTATTCTCCTTGCAGCGGATCGTGAGCCGCAAGACGGTGAACGATGTATTGTGACCAGTAATGGTGGGATTTATATTGTCGTGAAAACACATATAATTGAAGATGGTGTAAGAAAATGGAGATATGTTCCGCTTATGTCTCCGAACAGCATACTCCCGGAAAATCTTATTGATGACATGATAGGATATGTGGTTGGTTTCGTTAACAATGACGGTGACTGGGGAATCAGATAAAGAGATTAAGAGCATGGCTTTTACACCATGCTCTTTTTGATTGATTTATTTTTGCTTTTAATCTCCGCCCATCGGCTATCACTTCTTCTGTAAATGGCAAGTTAACATCGCTTAAAATAGAAGCTTGTAGTCTAGGAACAGATACATCGTTACCTCTAGGAAGGTTTTTATTTTCTATAAATATCGCACGTGATGGATATATTCCCCTTGCTATAGCCGGTTGGAATTTAGGGCAACGTGCTATTGGTGATAGGATTCATTTTACAGGAATAGAACTTTCCACATTAAATAATACTGTATCCTTTTATGGTACTGTTACTGAATCAATAACTATAAGCAAGAATGTCAGTGTAGAAATTTTATATATTAAAAAGTCATAATTTTATTGCAATACCTTTCGCAATAAAATAATTTATTCCTGCTGTATTTGCAGAAGCATATAGTTCTACCGATTCTCCGGTTTCTAAGTGACAACACAATGTTGCCGTTGTTAATCCAACGTTACGTATATATGAACTATGATTTGAATGATATATAATTGTTTCTTTTGGTGAAACGTTTGCTATCTGTTGTACAGCAGATATTATAACAATACATCTTTGAGTAGCAGTATACATAGTTGCAATTTTAGAATTCTGAGTAGTTACTGATGCATTTTTAGCGAAAGATATTTTTTCTATTTGTATTAACTTGCCATTTACATCATTTATGGCTGCATTAGTATCATTGATGTCTTTTGCACCGAATGAGGTTCCTACTTGCGTATATTCGGTAACATCAACGAAAGAAACAGTTCCATCGTCATTTTGTATTTGCTGATATTTTCTTAACTGATTTTTAGTTGTGTCTAATACATCATCAACATAGTTTGTTTTTAAATCTGCCATAATTACACCTTAAATCCTTTCTGACCGCCAAGCGTAAAAGCAAGCCGGTTCTGCGCTTTTCTTTGTGCTACTAACGTATTGTATATTTTTAACTGCAACGATTCTATCCTGTTCCAGTCTTCATATGTTGGAACCGATTTATTCTCTTTCCATGCTTTAAATTGTTCAGGAAATGAGAAAGTGGAACTGTTAATTTCTGCCAGCGTAGTTTCAAATAAAGTAACTTCATCGGCATAAATCAGATCTGCTTCAACCTTATCCTCTCCAAGATTAAAAGATGATATTTTATACATAGATTCTGCAGCACTTTTTAGTTCCAAAATATTATTTTTAATACGGTTATAATCTGTATATAAAAAATAATCTCCTATATATGTTTCACCATTCCATTCAGAAGACCAATTTGTTTTAGGATCTGCCCACATTATGCTTCCTCCACATCTCCAAACAATTCTATATATTTCTCTGTATCATTCAGCCCCAAATACTCTTTTATATCTTCTTTTGTTTTTGGCACTATTTCTCCGTTTGGATAAAACAAGAAAAAATTACCTTTTTCTGTTCTGAATATTTTCCTGTTTGTCATTTCATCAACATATATTATTTCAGAAGTTTGCGTGTTATACAGAAGACCGTTAATTATTTTTTTCATTACAACCTCCTTATGTTCTCATTGCTCTTCGTAATTGTAAGGATCCATTAAAAGCACCATTAAAGTTTAATTTGTGTGTTTCCACTTCGACTTGTAAGCTGTTTACAATATCACTCTCCATGAAAATGATATCAGCAGCTTCTAGTACCGGATCACCTCTGTATTGAACATCATAAGAAATATTATTCGCATAATAATTCCCAAGCCATTCAGCAACAGTCCTTGCATGATCTTCCGTTGAAATAAGTTGATTTTCACAATACCTTATTTCGCCAGAGTTGTTAATTGATTTCTTTAGATATACGTTATCTTCAACTACTTGCGGTGTATTATCCTCTCCGTTTTGAAATGTATATATTTTGACAAAAACATCTTTTGTTTTTCTTTCTGCGTATCCATAAGGATTTTCTGTCATAGAGTCTTTTTTCAACTCATAATCAGATAAATCTCCAAAACTGATTTTATCAATCAAAACTCTGTTTTTAGGATATGCTTTTGTTATCTCGAAACGAATACTGTCGAAGTTTTCAAATTCATCATTTAACAATGATTTTTCTTTCAAATCATCATATTTGAAAGTCTTAAGAAGTGTATCTCCATTATATGTCGATACTTTCATCTCTTTTGGAGGGTTACCCTGGAATGAAATATACAATCCATAATACGTGTATGCTGCAGGAAGTTTTAATGTAAGCACTGGATTCTCCGAAAACAATCCATTTTCATCAGAAACATTGCTCGTAACATATCCTGTCTGTTCGATGGCTGTACCTGTATTCCTCGGAAGAAAAAATTGTGAACCATCTACACGCATAAAACTTCTTGTCAGTTCTGCATATACATTGTTGTTTCCGTATAATACATTAGTGGCATTTCCCCACCACGCAGTTCCGTTTGATGTAACCTGCATATCTGCCGGATCTATAACATTTGCAAAGTTGGCTTTAATATTTACTCTTCCGTCAGAATCTACAAATAAAATGCATCTTGAAGCGTTGCACAACAACTGTAAACATTCTTTGTGAGATGCTTCTGGCATTGGATTGTGTAGGCTCACATCTCTTAAACAATCGTCAACAAAATACTCATCAGGCTCGAATCCTGCATCTTTTAGAATGCTAATAGCTTCTGCATATGCTGTTCTATCGTATATTTTGTTTCCTATTGTATAGTTGTCTTCCAAAGTTGAAAGAACATCATTCGCGGTGAAAGACATTTGATTTTTTTTAGAGTTCCAGTCAGTCAAAAGCATCGTGGCTTTTTTATGCCATTCCACTGTTTCGTCTGACAGGACCATTCCGTATGATAACTCCATTTTTTGTCCAGTTTCAAGGAAGTTGATAAAGGAATTATCATCGTCTACATTGTATACATTATTTTTATCCAGTATTGTTACAGATAATTTTCTGTATGGAATCTCCGCTGAAATTCCGTTGACAAATTCTTCAAAAGATGATGTTGATACATCATTATTTCTATATGTCAGCCCAACACCCATTACGATTTTTTCTACTCTAAGACGTTTATTTCCTCCGACCATAGACATAGGAATTATTTGTATGTTTGTGGTGTTCCCAATTACATCTGTTGTTGAAAAATCGTGTTTACTATTTGTATAAGTTAATTCTTTTTCATCTGTAACAATTTTGAAGCTAGTTGGGTAATATTTCCCGAAATCTATCGTAAGTCCTTTGATGGAATACTCTTGTGGGAATGTTACTTTTACAGTTTCCATTATGTTTTGTGTAGTTAATGGAGCATTACGTAGCTGGTACAATCCGCTTGTCTCTCTCGGAAGAAAATACATTTGACCGTCTACACGCATATAATTTTGTTCCAAGGTAGCATATTCCGTATATTCTGTATCATTTCTAAATGGCAAAACCTTGTTTCCCCAGTATGCGTAATCGCCGTCAAAATGAGCCGTATTTTGTGCGTCACCATTTACTACACCGAGAGTAATTGATATGTATGCCCTGTCTCTTATCTTTTTCTGCATTGCAGACTTATAAGCGTTAGAAGCTTTTATCATTCTTCCCACCCACAATCAATTAAATTGAATTTACACGTTTCATAGTTCCTATAAAAAATATCATCCAAAAACAACGGCTTACCGGTAGTGTCTCCTGGATACATGGTATATGTATGCCTTACATTGTCGTCCCCAGTAAACGTAACCGGCACAAAAAATGGCTCTAATGCATCTTGCATTTCTTTCCATGTTTCCGCATCTAAACCGTTCCATTGCAGATTATTTATCTTCCACAATTTTCTGCCGACTTTTTGACCGACAACTGCAGCATTTACATTTCTTCCTGAATCAACCGTCTGCGACCGAACTATTTCCATTCCGGGAGCCGGACACGGAAAACGCACTCCGTTTACTATGATGAAATCACTTGGTCTTGCTATCATTGTGTTTTCCTCCACAGAAAAAGAGTGGGAATAAATCCCACTCTTAAGTAATAATTTGTAATCCCATAGCTTTTTGACCTCTTAAATTTGCCCTTGCTATGTCTCTGTCACCGATATTGACAGAGGTTTCTTTTGCAAGCAACTGCTTAAGCAGGTCAATCTCTTGTTGCATCATACGCATTTGCGCTTCTGCTGTGGTGTTAATAGCATCTTTGATTCCGGTGATTTCAACTCCACCGGCAACCGCTGTTTTTCCACCTACTGTTCCGGCAATCTCCGGTACACCGTTTTCTCCTGCCATAAACATTGTGTATCGGCTTGGAACGTAACCGCCAGTTTCAAAAGTAGGAATTTTGCCAAGACTAATACTTCCTCCTGGTGCAAGTTGTATTCCGGCTATCGTTATAGGATCCCATGAGAAATTAAGTTTATCATTTATCCAGTTTGCAAAACTATTCCAAATTTGTTTAACAGCTGCTATAGCATTGTTCCACGCATTAGACAATCCGTCTTTAATGCCACTCCATGTCCATTTCTCGGTAGTAAAGTATGATTTTACATTGTTCCACCAGTTTGCAAAACCAATATTTTTCCACCATGCGGTAAATTCATTCCACTTCGTAGAAAGTGTGTTCTTAATATTTGATCCTAACTGATTCCATTTTTCAGCAGAAAACCAAGGCATGACAGATTCATTAAACCAGTTTTCTACAATAGGTTTTAAATTTTCAAACACTGATACTAGACCGAATGTATCATTTATGTCCAGTTTAAATTGTGATAAGAAATCAAAGAACTGTCTTATCGGCATTGTTTTTGTTAAGAAATCTGCTGCATCAGAGTTCATCTGTTTCCAAGCGTCAAATAGTATTGAAAAATCTGTGTTTTTTATTGTGTCAAAGAATCCACCTTCGCCAAAAAACGAGAAATTTTCATAGATTTCTTTATCATCAGGGAAAAGTGCTTTTCCTAATGATTTTCCGACATTAAATCCAATCTCCCAAGTAACCGCAGCTACTGCAATTGTTGGAACTATTCCTATGCTTGATCCAAGTACTTTGGCTGATAACTTGTCCGATATTTTCCCCCATATGATATCTCCAACGCCAGTAAACTTTAAAAGGCCTATTGCTGTGATAATAGTGGTTTCAATCGGTGCAGCATCAAAACTTCCTTTCCATAGGTCGATTGCCGCATCTATGGCAGTTTCTATGAAATTTCCGGCAGATGTAAAGATTGCTGTCCAATCCATTCCGTCCAAGAAACTACCTATGTGTCTTCCGATTTTTTCCCAGTCCACAGAATCTATTGCTTTTGTGAACCAGTCAAAAATACCAGTTACCAGTTTTGACGTATCCATTCCGGCAACCTTAAACCAGGCATCCGAATCAAACTTAAATGCATACGCCAGATCTTCTATAATATCTTTTACTGGCTTAAACACCTTGCTTACTTTGTCAGCCCAACCCATAGCTGTATTCTGCATCTTGTCAAATGCTTCCTGCCATACTTTTTCGTATTCAGCAGTAGCATCCATGATTTCCTTGGTAAGGTCAATTCCTGCTCCACCAGCAGAAGAACTTCCGCTTGAACCGCTGTTAGGGTCAATGATATTTAATTCATCAATACCAAGCGAATAACTTTTAGCTTTTTTTGCACTTTTCCCTACTTTATCCAGTGCATCTGCCGTGTCTTCCAAATCTTCATTGTACCCGGATACACCTTGACCGAATGACGAAAAGTCAATCTTGATTCCCAGTAAATTTGCCACACTGACAAGCAGTCTCTTAATCGCAATTACGACACCGTTAATGACAGGAAGTACTTTCTGCAATACCGGAATAAACAACTGACCCAGTACCATGCCGGCTTCTTTTACATTGTTGGTAAACTGACGGATCATATTGCTTGGAGAATTGATTGTATTCGCCAAGTCTCCCCATGATACTTTGGACTGGTCTAAGATTGCCAGTAGACGCAACTGCTGTTTCTCTGCCTGTGACATTTCAGATACAGCCTTTTCAATGCCGTATTTGTAAGCATAGGTCTGTAAGGTAGCATTCGTGATATCAATACCATACTTATACAGTGCTCTTGACTGACCGATTAAGCCGGACTGTAAGTTGGTTGCAACTGTACTGTAATCCACGTTAAATAGGGAAGAAATATCACCGGCAAGCATTGTCATGGACTTTGAAATTGCCGTGGTGACTTCTCCGGTCTGCCCTAAAGAGTTGGTAATAGATGCAAGTTGTGAAGCGTACTGCGTAATCTCCTGTAAATTCAGTCCAAGGTTCTTCATTCCGCTTTCAGAAATCAATCCACCTTCTACATCTACTTTCAGTCCGGACATCTTGCCAAGCAGTTCATTTACACGGTTTCCGAAACTCTGTGCATAATCCTCTGCGTTGTCGTAACCGAATTTTTCAAAATCCTTGCCCCATTCCTTGCCGACTTTATTGAATGCTACCGTGTAGTAGTTGAATGCTTCGATATAGTCCGTGGTTCCCTCTATGGACTTCCACAGACTTTTGATTCCACGAATCACAAGGAAATAGGTTGCGTAGAATCTGCCGAAAGCCGCTGCAAGACTGAATGTGCTCTTCGTGGCTCTTTTTGCGCTTGCCGTATAGGTGTTCAGATTCCGTCCTAAAGAGTTTGCGGCTCTGCCGGATGCCGCACCAGTAGATGCCAATCCTGCCAGTGCATTTGTCATGCGGATAATGTTCTCACTGACATTCGGAGCGGTTGAAAGAGTTGTAAATAACTGCTTCAAATTCTTTGCTAGTAAAGGAATGTTTGTGATTGCTCTGCCGGATGCCACACCACCAAGTCTTGAAATCGAAGATGCTATGCTCGCAATATCCACTACTCCATCTACTTTTGTTCCTGCCATGTCAGCAGAAAAAGTCTTCAGTGCAGATGAAATTCTGCTTAATCCGCTTGTATCTATTTTCCCCATTCTGTTAATGGAATTTGTCAACGTGGAGATATTCTTAATACCGCTCGTATTCATAGAACTGGCGGCATTTGCGATACTCTGTATGCTATTAGAAATGCTTGTCAGTTTGGATGTATCAATGGACAAGCTTTTCTGAAAATTCGTAAGACTTGATGCAAGTTTATCCAGTGCATTTTTGGCTTTGTTCGCATCCGCACTGATTTTTATTTGAAGATTATCAATATCTGCCATACAGCACCGCCTTTACCGAAATAAAAAAGGAAGTGTCTGTCACTTCCAAGAAAAAGAGCGGTAAGCTGTGACACCTACCGCTCCTAAAATTACTTTTTGAGATATGCTCTTGTGACTGCACCGATTTTTCCGTCCACTTTGATACCTACACTCTTTTGGAATGCTTTTACTGCATCAGAAGTGGTTTTTCCAAAATATCCGTCAATGTTCGTCTTACCTTTCGCATTTACAGAAGGCATAAAGCCTTTTCTTACAAGTTCGTACTGCGCCCACTTGACATCATTTCCCTTCATCATTGTCAGACGCTTGTAATAAAGAAGTCTTTCCGGCTCTGTATAAGGGTTGCTATGGCTTGTAGAATCCTCATATACGGCATCTAACTCCTTGTACCATACATTCATGTCCACATTTCCTGCAATGCCGCCTACACGCCCTTTAGAAGTATACTGCCATCCTACCATGTTCGGTACTTGCGGTTGATACTTCACATCACACTTGCCGTTATTCTTGCCGTACCGTGCGATCCACATGGGATAACTCACACCGCCATAAGGCTTAATGTATGTCTTGTAAAAACTTTCCCCAGTGTATACACCGAACTGTAATCCTGCATCGGTGATGACCTTGCCGTAAGCATTGATAATGGAAATAATATTTTTGCCAAGACCTTTCATAACGGCATCTTCAACATCAAGATATACTGTCACTTTTCTGCCATTAAGAATAGTAAGCACTCTTCTTGCATCAGATCGTGATTTTGCAACCGTTGTAATATATCCGTATTCATATACTCCGTGCACATGGACATTGTGCTCTTTACAACCTTTCCAGTTCTCTTCAAACTTCTTGTCCGGGTTCAAATCCTTACGGATGACTTTCAGAATAGCAAAATCAATACCGTTCTGTTTTACCGCCCACCAGTTAATCGTCCCCTGGTATGAGGACACATCGATTCCTGTTAAACTCATTTTTTTCTCCTTAATCCGGGCTTTCCGGCAATCCTTGTTCTCTTAATGCTTTTATTCTCTGTTTCATTTCCCATATTGCAATTTCTTCGTTGGATTCTTTATAAGCAGGCTCTTTTTTGCTTTCTTCAATTATCGGCTTTTTGATATACTCTGACTTTGCATTTTTGCTAAAACAATGGTCTATTGCTACACCAAATGCCGATATACCATAATTTCCAAACCAAGACCACATCTCTGTGTCTCTCTGCTTCATTTCTAGCTTGTACGCTTCTGCATAAGGCTCTAAATCCGCAGGGCAGGAAGAATCTATATCTTTTACTGTAAATCCGTATCCTTTTGTGCATAAAAGCCACATAGGACGTACTTCTTTACAGTATGTTTCCCATGTTAGTTCTCTGACTTCTCCGGTGCTTTCTTGGAGTTCTTCTCCTGCTCCTGTTTCAGGAGCTTCGCTAAAAAACCGTTTTCAAGCAGCTCTCCTTGTACATCAGCAAACAACTTCTGAATGTCAGATTCATCAGAATCGAAATAATCATCAAGCATGGAATAAACCTCGCTTAACTTTGCTTCTTTCTGCTCTTTGTTGTAAGGGTCGAAACCGTATTCATCAGAGTGGTATTTCTGTAAACCGACAAGAATCAGTTCCGGCAGTAACATGAGAATGTTATTCACGGATTCAATGCCGTCTTCCTGTTTTTCAAGGTTTGCCAGTTTCTTGATAATGTTGTTTTTTACGGTTGCTTCGTAACCGAATTTAATGTTCAGTTCCTTTTCTCCAAATTTTACTGTCAGCATATTTTATCCTTTCCCCAACATTTTGTTGGAAAGGAGCCGCCCGAAGACGGCTCTCTTTTGCTTAAATCAATGTTTCGTCTACCGTTTCATCATTGTCAGCCACGGCAGTGTTATTTGTTTCTGACTGACTTTCTATTTTTTTGTCAGTGTAATTGCTGTAGGATAACCGTTTTCGTCTTCGGTTACTGCAACAGTGTAATTATCTTCAATCCACTTCGGTACAGTAGCCTGTGCAATCGTAGCAGTTCCGGTCAGATGATCGCCTGTTGCTTCGTCCGGTGCAAAACTTTCCTGACCGATAAATGCGCAAATACCCTCTGAACCTTTTCCGTCAGTTCCATACAAGATGATAAAATCGAGTTTCTTTCTCTCGTTTGTCACCATTTCATCCTTGTACTTTTTCTCAAACGCTCCTTGCACTTCCATACTGTTAGCGGCTCTACGACCCATTTCCTGCGTCTCTACCAAATCTTCCAGTGTAGAAGTATCCACCATGTTCTGACTTCCGAACGGTGAAGGAATACTTTTTGCTCTCATAAGCAGTTTGTACGTTCCTGCCCAGTACTCACCAGTAGCAGCACTAGAACTAGGCTCTTTATAGGCAATTCTTGATTTTAAACCAGTAGCCATATTTACCTCCAATTTTGCATAAAAAATAGAGCCTTTCGGCTCTGTCAATAGTTACAATATATCATCAGCATCTACACTTCTTCTGAACCGTGCAGTGCTTCTGTATGTGTCCTGCGAAGTATTATTAAACTCCGGCATGGAAGTTATTTGAAATCGCAGACGTTTGAAAAGACCGGCAACCGTAGCCATGATAGCTTCGGCTTCTTCTTGACTTTTGTTTGTTATCACATCCACCTGGTATGATGCTGTGATTCCATTAACAGAACGTGCTTCAAGGTCTTGTCCTGTCTCTGCGAACGGCATAGCATGAAAGTACACCGTAGGGAATGTAGGGTCTGACAAATCCTTGCTTTTGTCCGTCACATAAGCTTTAGGATGGCTCTGTGGTATCTTCATTTTTAAGTACGATGCAATCTTGACTTTGAAATCTGATACCCACTGATATTCATTATCCACTACCAAACACCACCTTTGCTGTCTGTGATACAATATCACGAAGTTCTATTGCAGTCAGGTACATAAATGGTCTTGACGGCATACCTTCTGTAAAATACCATTTACCGTCATCCGCAGGATAAAACCATCCATATCTTCCATCCGCAAGTTGCCTTATGGTTTTTCCGCTTGCATATTGCCAGTCAACACCTTCCGGTAGTTGATATGGATATGGCGACTGCTTTCCAACAACACCAGTACCAAACTCCACGAAAGCCGCATGGTCTGTACCTGCAACCACCGCCCAAACACCGCCACCCTTTACGGAGCCAACATATTCCGAATGGATGCTTTGCAAAAGTTCCGATGTAAATATAGCATCGAGGTCAGCAATCTGTACTCTAGCAATCTCTATGCCCTTTTCTGCCAGTGTTTCAGCTAGTAGCCTGCATTTATAGGTTAAACTATTTTCATAGTCTTTAAGAGCCTTTACAGCCGCTTGTATGGACTTTTGGTCAAACAGGTTGATATTGATTGTCTTTCCCATATGTTCCTACCACTTCTTTAGAATAGTCACATCCGTGAATCCATACACCTTTTTCAGTGAAAATTCCATTTTCCAGTTTTGGAATAGTTAATTTTTCTTTGTCACATTCCATAGTCAATCACCTACTTCACCGTCTTTTGCAACAAAAACAAATCTGCTGTCAGTCCCTCGTCTGCAACGCCTTTGACAACATAGTCCGCAGTCTTGCTGTCCACAAGTCCGTCATCGTCATGACCTACTTCCGACTTCTTCCAGATAACATCCCCTGCCTTAATCGGCAAATAGCCTTTGTCGGTCACAATCTGACAATACGAACTGGAATCATCAATACCAAATTCCTTTACCAGTACTTCCGACAGCTTATTGCTGATGTTGGCAGAAAAAAGGACGGGTTCTAAAAATTCCGTAATCGTTCCTTTGATTGACGGAATTTTTTCACCTGCCACTTCATCGTAAATAATGTTACCGTTTTTGTCACGGTTATAAATCGTGACTTTTTCTCCCTGCCGTGAGTACTTCATGTCCTGCTTGTTAATGTCAAGCATCTTTCTTCACCTGCTTGTAAATCTGATTTACACCAGTGCTTGCCAAACCGGAAACAATTCCGACAGCAATCGCATTCAGTACATCATTTGCCGGAAAATCCGGAATAACATACATTCCTACTACTCCGAGAGTGCCACCGACAATGCCGACAACAACTGGAATGTAGTTATCCTTAATAACCGGAATCAGCTTCGCTCCAATACCGGCAAGATAGCAGATAACCACAATTGCTACACAAGTTCCTACCTGTGAAAAATCCATCATTCCTTACCTCCGTTTTTCAATCTTATTTCTTTTATTTCTTCATACATTTTAGTTGCCATTCCATTTCCACCAAGTGCATGATAAGCATTGTACATCTCAACAAAGTTTTCATACGCATAGCTTGGAATTTCTCCCAACTTCATGTACTTATCGTGATACTCAATAAGTTGCACACGCAAAAGAAGCATTGTTCCCTTGCTGTTCGCATCCCTATCTTTCTTTTGCTGCTTTAGGAGCCAGACGATGTAGCCTAATAAAATAGGCAGAACAATCGTATACGTCTGTAATAAAAATTCTTTCAATTCATATCTCCTAACTGTTTATTTTTTGGCACACCGCCCACCACCCTTAAAGTGTGCCGCCTGCAACCTTATTACTGGAATCAGTAACATGGTCACGCACAATCTTCTAAACCCCTCGATTTCGATGGGGTTATAAAACTTTTGCAAATGGAAATACACCCACAAACAGTTCTTCCCGGTCTCTCCATGTTCTCGACACACCATTCTCTGAATAGCTTGCCATGAAGTTTTCACCGGCTTGCGATCTGTCATACACAACAAGATTAACAACCACGGACTGAAATTTTTCAATATCCGCGGAAATCTTCTCTTCCGTGTAGCTTTCCGGGTACATTCTTTTTGCTCTGATGTCGGCTTCTGCTTGACTGATAAGCTGTTCCAAAAAAGGATTTTCTTCCAAATGGTCAAACACGACCTCGGAGCTTTCAGAATCACTTTTAGAATCAATATGAAATTGTTTCAGACGGATTTTTACTTGCTCCAAAGTCGTATATTCTGCCATGTGCTACCTCTTATTCATCCTTTGCAGTTACCGTAGTAATGCCTGCCTTTACTGCTCTGTAATTAGGATCACACTCGATAATCATAATTTCCTTGCCGGTTGTTGCTTCAATTTCAGAAGTGCCATCCCAAGTAGCATACGTCTTTACATTTCCAAGATAAGAAGGTAATTTACAATCATCTGCTACCTTGTATTTGTAAGAATTGTCGCCGCTTTTTGCAGGGGAAACGCTTACTTTCGTGTATCCATTAGTTGTTTGGCTTGCAGTGCTGTTCACTACCAATGTATCCAAACCGCTTTCTCCTTCGGTTAAAGTACCGATTACGATTCCATAAGGGTTAGGAATTACAGGAATAAACACGCCACTAGCCTTAGTCCACTCAGCAACCGGATCGGGAGTTGCCCACTGGGAAATAGTAATGAATTGCTTTTTGGACAGGCTTGTAAATGCACTTGCTTTTTCTTCTTCCGGAGTTACGCCCCAAAGTCCAGTACCAATCTTTCCGTTTCCAGTAGATACATAAAGAGTAAATACATTATCCGGTAAAAATCTCTTAGGAGTTCTTGTGGTATTTTCCTTGTTGGCAATTCCGTACATATCATCATCAATTACCATATTCAGACCATACAGGCTAAGTAACAGATTTGCCACTTCTGCCGGAGTAATTGCCATTCCAACGAAATTAACTCCCTTAATAGCTTTCATTATTCCTTCATTCTTAAGCATATAAGAGCGCATTTTGGTAGAAGTCAGTGCGGTATTGACAACATATCCTTTGTCAAGAGCCATCTGAACCATGTCTGCAATATCTCCAAGGATATCATGGGTAGGATCTTCCCAACCTTTCAGTGTCTTGAACTTATTTACTTTGAAGTCAATAGCAAAATTGAGACCATTTTCGTTAATGGTCATCTTACCAGTAGACATAACCTCCATTTTTGCGATTTCAGTTCTTGTCTTAACAGAATCAGACAGCCGACCCATATCGTCATATACATAGTCAATCAGGTTGCTTTCTCTTACACCATGATTTAGCAACTGGCGTAATCTTTCAGACTGGTTGATTTTTTCCTTAATCAGCAGCTTTTCTATGCTTACTTTTTCAAATCCAGGTCTTACACCAATAGCAGCCTCGGTATCAAATGCGTGTACCATTGCTGCGGTAGGAAGATCCATTCCCTCGGAAAGTCTTTCGTACTCTGCTTCAAGGTTCTCGGTCTTGATATCAGGGAAAAGACGGTCACCTACATAATTTCTTGCGATAGAATAGTTTTGGGAAAAATCCAATCTATCCTTGTCTGTAATCATAGATAATACACTGGGCATATTTATTTACCTCCGTAATTTAATCAAAATAGATGCCATTTGCCTTAAGGGCAGTCTCCGCACCGCTGTCAACAGTTACAGGAAGATTTTCCTTAATTACTCTTCCGGCAATGATTACGGAAATAGGCTTTTTTTCGTCATCCGTAATATCAACATCCTCAAACACAATTCCCTTCGCAGAGGAATTATTTGCGGGAACTACGGTTCCAGCTTTAATGATTTTCTTATCATCTACCTGTATTGCCATTGCTTGTGTTCCCTCAAAAGTTTTTAACACAAGTCCGACTTCACTTGCTAAAACGTTTACACCAGAAGTGTAAGTAGTGGTTTTCATGTAAGCCATAACGTTTATACCTCCTTGCTTACTGTTCGATTACATAGCGCTGATTATATTTCTTTGCCATTTCAGCACCTTTACTTTCAGTTCCATCACCACCGCCAGCACTACCACCGCCCGGATTTGTGGTTCCGTTTGCGATTTCCTGCTCTTTAGCCTGTGCCGCAGCAGTCTCTTTATCAGAGATAATTTTTCCGAGTACTTCGTAGTCAAAACTGCCGTCATCCTTGATAACCTGTGATGCCTGTTCAGCAGAAATGTTAAACTTGGATGCCGCATTGCTTCTCTGATCCGCAATAGCCTGCGTCTTTTCAAGTTCTGCGATTTTTGCATTTGCAGAATCAAGGTCTTTTTGCAGTCTTTCCGAATCGGATAAATCCTTATCTTTCATGGCTGTGTATTCCTTTTCCAACTCACGCAGTCTTGTCAACTCTTCACTGTTTTTGTTTGCTTTTGCGTTTGCTGCCTGAACATCCTTGCTATTCTCAGCAATGATTTTTTCAATCTGTTCATCAGTCAAACCCATAGCTGTCAGTTCTTCTCTCTTCATAAATTACCTCCGTTATGTCCTACGAATTTTTATACGGTGCAACGACACCGGTTGACATTGCCGGTTTATACGCTCACGGCATTGCGAATTTTTATAAAATAAAAACAGCTACCTATTTCTAGGCAACTGTCTTATTTTGCATTTGTTTTACTATTTCCTGTGCTTTCGCCATCTGCTCTTCTATATTGATAATGTCAGCAGTTTTCCACAGAGCATCAAGGTAAGGTTTGGAAAGGTTGAAAGTCTTTTCGCAATCTCCCCAAAGTCCAACCGTTTTGATTGCAATAAGAGGATGAATACCACATTGCAGAAGTTGCAGTAATGTCTGCGACTTGGTATACATATTATCTTGTGGACTGTGGTTGATCTGCACATCAAAATCTCTAAGAGTGATTTTCAGATCCTCTTTCTTAATGCGGATAACATTCAGCGCAACCTTGGCCAGTCTCTTCTCTGCTGTTTTAACAACCGGATCCTTAAGCCTTGCTCTTGATTTTGAAAAATCCCATCCGTTTCTCAGCTCAACCGCACCCTGCGTATCACCGCCAGTGTTTCCTTGCTTGTTCGGTATTCCCAAAATTGAAAGTGCGCTGTCTGTTAAATCATCCTTGGAAACCTGTGTCTGCGTTTGGTCAAGTTCCTGCGACATGACATCCACATCAGACTTATTGTCTTTATTTATGGACTTTACAACCAACGCATGGTTCATTTTCATTTTCTTGAACTGTTCTTCATCAACTTCACAGTTTACAAATTTGTACCATGCCTGGATAAACTGCTCTATACCATCCATTCTGTTAGACTGCGTATTATTGATTGCATCCAACAGATCTATAACAAGTTCAATATCAGATAATCGCTCATGGTTGTTCGGAAATTCTACAATCGGTATTCCACCAAATCCGTGAAGTTTCCATGTATCAGGAACAACCGCACTGTTTTTTATCTTACATTCACAGGATTCCGTGTAGCAGAGTTTGTACCACTCGCCATTTTCATCTTTTAACTCCTGTACCGCCAAAATCGGTTCTTCGGAACTGCGGTTGTAAATGACAAACGTGTTCAGAGGATTAGGTGCAACCACACGGATAGGCACATCTCCATTCACAATCTGAATAGCTTTGAATGATGTTCCGGTTGCCGACTGCCACTCACCAGCTTTTATATCTTTCTCATGCTTATTTGCATCTGCTAAGTAATCATTCAGTTCATCTACTGCCTTATTTACATCTTTATCATCTTTTCTGCTGACAAACTGAATAGGCTCTCCGTAAGTCTGACCGACCTTGAACTGTACCCACTCATAAGCATGATTCTCAACGATTTTGTTCGTTATATCCTCATTTGACAGCTTTGTTCTGTATAGTACCGGTTGATCTCCTTTGTAGTACTCCCACAAGTACTTGATAACTGACTTATTGTAATTAAAAACACCGATGCAATCACCAATAACCTTTACAATGTTGTCTTCGGTTATCTGCTCCACATCCGTATATGCAATTTTTCTACCGTGACAACCCTTTACAAGGTCTTGAAATTTCATAGTGTTCATATTTTCACCTACATAAATGTCATTCCGCTACTCTGATCTCTTTTTGGAAGTTTCTTGATTTCACGTTCTCCGGTCTCCGTATGGTAAACAACCATCTTATCGCAATTTCGGCACTTATATGTCTTGTCGATATGCGATTTTGCACTACATTCACCGACCAACCGTCCGCATCCCGGACAGTACACTCTAATTTTTTGGTTAAAAATCATAAATACCTCTTTTCTGCGCACAAAAATACCGCCCTTGCTGATAAGAGCGGTACTTCTGTAGTCTTCACATGATCTGAGGAGGAAATGAAAAATATCTTGGAATCTTTCTGCATCTTAATAGTATCACGGAAAAATCGGACATATCGGACAAGTTTGTTCAGATTAAATATAATAATCCAACCAAATAATGTAAAACTTGGTCTTGTGCATACGTAATTTTATTCCATCTCGCTTTTAATGGATCAATAATCAAATGTGTTGCAAAAACTATCGGCAACTGCCATGTCCACCCAAAAACAATTAGAAAAGGAAGGCAGTATAATGCACAGTGCACAAATAAATGATACCAATTTTTCCCTTTCGTTGATGCAATAAAGTCACATTGTAATACATAATCTCCAAATAAATGGCACAGCACAATTAACACTATTTCTTTAATAATTTGCATTGTTTATACCTCCGTATTATTTTAATTTGCCATATAACGATCAAATGCTTTTCTTACGCTATCCTCTGTGTTTCCACCACCGATTCTATCAGCGACCTTGTTCCATGATAATTTTTCAATAAATCGTAAATTTATGATTCGTCTTATACGACTGTCCTGAACGCTTGCAATAAATTCTTCGACTTCATTATTTTTTTGCAGTAAATCGTCCTCTAAAAGCTGTAAAGTAGCCTTTCTGGAATAAAGCAGTGTCCGTTTTCTGCTGTACTCCGGATAAGGGAATCCTTCAATACGAAAATGTTCAGTGCCGCCGCATCCACCTGATACGCTGTCAACAACATTCCCATCCGATTCAATTTTTCTGATATCCGATTCAAGTTTTTTAATCTTCTGCTGTACTTCTTTGATTTCTTCCTGTAAATCTATGTATTGAGATAAAACCTCTTTAGTCACCATAATCAATACCTCCGTCCGAAAGAGAATGGGTTTTGAATTGCTTCTACTTTTGCTACCCTGTTTCCGTTTGTAATTCGCAATGCAAAGTTTGAAAATACATCAGGCACATCATCTAACTGTTTTTTTCCTGAAACAGAATACCTTTTCAGTAACGACATCATTACACCGTATGGTTCGTTAGGCTTATACAATGATGGATCTTTGAATATTACGTGTTGTAAAATCCAGTTAGAGCACTGAAAAATTCTTGCTTCTTTGTTTGTCTCTGTCGGTGTGTCTGTGATGTTGCATATCCATCCTTTACTCTCTACACGCTTATTTACTTCCATTGCCACACGGTCACCGCCGGCATTACGCTCAAATTCGCACTCTTGCACTTTATTATTAACAAGTACATTTGCAGCATTTTCATACTGCATCTCATAATCCGCAGTATTGTCGCAAACAGCATCCACGCAGTAATAATCTTCTCCGTACTTTTGCAATACCGGAAGAACAAAAAAGTCGGTTCCTTTTCCCTTGGTATCGCATTGCCCGGTAATAATTTCCGGTTCCCCATGTGGCAGATTAAGATAACGTCTGATTTTTTCTTCCGGGAATAACAATCCCTCACGTTCAATAGGCTCCTGCTTGTAAAGACACCTATAAGAGATTTCATCCATGAGTAATTGTTGATCTTCAAAAAAAGCAACCGTAAATCCGGAAAATTCGTAGTCAAAATTGCTTAATCCTGTTTTTGGGTCAATATCCGCAACCGCAATTACTTTTACTCTCGGATTCCCTTCATACATATTTTGGATCCTACCGATTACATCGTTTACGCTCCACCTGGTAGCAATATGGATCTCTTTGCAATTCTTTCCGTCAGTATCTTGTGTCTTTCTTTGTCTTGCATCTACCGCATACTTGTCCCACAGTTTATCCAAAATTATAGGATTCATAGCTTCTTCGATGCCACCGATCATGTCATCTACGAACAAAAACTTTGATGCACGTACCTTACCAGCATTTTTACTTCCTACGGATGTGCACTGAACGGATGGAAATGGTTTATATTTGCCAATGTTAAACTGTTCCATTTTTGCATTTGTGCTAGTTACGGAAAGGTTTGGAAAAATTTCATTCCAAGTGTACTCGTCAGAATTTGTACAAATATCGTACACACCGTCATAGTACATACGTGTAATGTCTCCACTGTGGGAGTAAAAAAGGTTGAAATCTCTCGGAAACCATCCGGCAACCAACGCATTCAGTATTTTCTCGACCGTGGTTTTTCCAGCACCAGGGATAAGAGACACGCAGAGGATGTCGTATATATCATCAATCATGCCTTGAATGGCATCCATTAGACCGATTTTAAGAAATTGCTTTCTACGTGGCATATAGAACCGCTCTCTAGGTTCTCTTTTCTTTTCCAAGTATCGGTAGGCACTGTCCACAACCTTATTTTGTGCTTCAAGTAGAAGAACATCGTACAATTTATCTGTCAGAGAATAGTGCGTCTTGTTTGCAAAGGAATATTTTTCCAAATCCCATATGGTTCCTCCGGTTCTTTCCATGCAGAAACGCTCTACAATGCCTTTAGAACGGTTTGTTATCTGTAAGCCATAAGTTATATCCTTTTCACCGTTTATAGCCACTCTGCAGGCTTCTATGTACGCATCAATGACCTGTTCATCAATTCCCTTGCGCTGTATGTAATTGTCATAGCTGTTTACTGCCGATATAAGGCTCTGACTTGCCAATATAAAAGAGCCTCCTTTCCTTACATTTTGGAAATTTGGCTCTCTGCGTAGGCACTCTACGACTGGTGCTCTAAATATTCAATTTACTTCCAATCAAAATACGACCGTTTCCCACATACAGGGCACTTGATATTGTAACTGCCAAGACCATCATGCATTACACCCATT